CTGCTCTTCCGAAAGTAAGTGCTACTCTCGCACAAGCAGGTAATACGATGCAACAGTCCATGGCTTTAATTACGGCTGGTGCTGAAATTATGCCAAATCAGGCTTCTCGCATTGCAAGAGGTTTACGTTCTGTAACGCTTAACCTGCAAGGTTTTAACAAAGAAGGAGAGCAGGATTTAACTTTCGTTCCTAAAATGGAGTCTAATTTTAACAAGTTAGGCTTAACATTATATGGGCAAAATGGTCAATTAAAATCTACCTTTGATATATTTAAAGATTTAAGTGGAGTTTGGAAGGATTTAGATACTAATACTAAAAACTATTACGCTTCATTAATCGGGGGCAAGACACAGGTAGATGTAGTTAATAGTATTCTTTCCAATTTTACAACCGCTATAAAAGCAAATGAAGCAGCTTTAAATAATCTCTCTCCTGCATGGCAAGAGAATGAAGCTTATATGCAACATATTGAAGCTGCATTTCAAGGCTTAAAGGCATCCTTTCAATCTTTGGTTGATTCTTTAGTAAGTTCGGACGATGTTGTTAATGCTATTCATATATTAACGGATGTTATTGACCTCCTTAATACTGATTTAGGTAAAACAATTATTAAATTTGTGGGCTTTAGTACAGCGAGCAGTATAGCAGCAAAAGGCATGTTTTCTTTTGGTAAAGAGGTTTCTAATTTAATTTATATAATTAGGAATTTCAATACTGTATCTGGTGACTTAATGCTTCTATCAAAATTTCCTAAGGTTTTAAGAGGATTAAAATTTGGAGCAGTTGGTGCAACAATTACTTTGGTTGGCGCTGCCATAACAGGTGTAATTGACGATATAAAGGCATTAGATGAAACAATCGAAAGTTCTGTTGGCGTTCAAACTAAGAGTGTAAAAAAAATCAAAGAAGAAACTGATTCGGCTAACCAGACTTTTAATGACACGAATGAAGCGATTTCTACAAATAAGGAAATTGCGGACAAATATATCGACACCATCGAAGAACTCACAAGTAAAACCAATCTCAATGAAATAGAACAACAACAGTTAAGTAATGCCATTGACGGATTAAATAAATTATTTCCAGAATTAGGTCTTGCAATAGATGATAATACTGGAAAATTAAATACGGAAATTTCCACAGTTAGAGATTTGGTTGCTGCTTATTCGCAACTTGCTATAGCAAAAGCTTATGCTACTTTAGCAGAAGAAACCGCTAAAACTAAAGCCGAAGCAACTTTAAGAAAACAATCTTTAGAAAAACAACTTGAGACTGCTAAAAATGTTGATGAACAGAGAAGAAATGAATACTTTAAATCTTCTGGCATTGATATGGACGCTATTATATCGGGAGATTATTCATCTATTTCAGAAAGTACCTATGGAGATATTGGTTTATTTGCAAGCAATTACGAAATAACAAAAAAACAAAAGGAACTCAAAAAGATAAATGAGACTCTTGCGCAAGCGGATTCTGATTTAGAAGAAATCGTAAAAGCACAAGCGCAAGCACAAGCAGATTATAATGCCTTATTGAAAAAGTCTGGAGTAGATACCACAAAACAAAGCAAACAAACAAAGCTTAAAGGTGGTACAGGAACTTCCATATCTACTGACGGTGGAACATCAACTGCAAAGTCCACTCAAGAAAAAGCAGAAGAAACATTACAAGCTCAACATGAAGCATATCAAAAAGTTATTTCTGATATGGAATACCAATTATATCTTGCAGAAAAGAATGGTGCTTCAGACGAAGAACGTATTCAAATGATGCAGAAAATCCAAGAGATGTTATTATCTCAAAGGGCGGTATATGAAAAACAAGGTTTGGCGAGCAACCATGAATATATTCAAGAGCTTAACAAGCAATGGTGGTCGTATGCTGACGATATAAAAGATATTCAAGATAAGATAACAGAAAATGTAAAAAAGGCTCAAGAAGAACAATTAGAGAATTTAAAAAATTCTTTAGATGCTCAATTAGAGCTTTTAAGATATCTTAAAGATGAGCGTGTTTCTGCTATTGACGAACAAATTGCTCAATTAGAGAAAGAAAAGGATACTTTAAAAGAACGTAACGATGAAATAGCAGATGGTATCGAACTTCAAAGATTAGAAGATGCACTACAAGCCGCTAAACAGAAAAAAGTTCGAATCTGGAAAAGTGGAATTGGATGGACATATGAGCAGGATGTTGAAGCTGTCCGACAAGCTCAAGAAGAGTTAGATGAATATAAACGCAATCAGCAACAAGAAGCAGAAGAAAAGCGAATCGATGAGGAAATTGCAAAGCTCGAGGATTATAAACAACAGTGGGAAGATGTTGTTGATAATTACGAAAAGCAACAGAATATTTTATTAAATGAACAAACTATTGGCAAAAATAAAGAATATCAAAATATCCAAGATAGAATTAAAAATCTTGAAGATTTTAAAGATGAATATGCGAGAATTATCAACGAAATAAACAATCTACAAATTCGACAGAATTATATGGGTGCTGGAGCTGGGGCTGGATTATCGTCTGGTGGAGGAGGAGCTTCATCGTCTCCTACGGATAATCGTTCTAATCAGAAGAAATATTTAGATAATTTGGTAAGTAGTGGAACAGCAGGGCAAAAGAAATGGGCGCAGAGTCAAATTGCTCAAGGTAAATATGCTACTGGTTCATTGTCTGTTCCGCAATCTGGGCTATCTTTAGTTGGTGAACAAGGTAGAGAATTGAGAGTGTTAAATCAGGGCGATGGTATTATTCCTAATAAATTGACCGAGAATCTTATGAATTTAGGACGGTATAATATTCCGCAATTAGCCAGCATTATGAATACGGTAAATCAGAAAGATAGCAGTAACAATATGAACATTCAGAATTTAACTGTTGCATTACCTAATATTCGTGATAATTCTTCTGTTGAAACTATTCAAAGAGCTTTATTAGATTTGCCAAACAAATTAAAGCAAAAAGCATATAGTATTTAAAACTAAAGGGGTGTTTATTATATCGCCCCTTTATGGTTTTTATAAAAGAAACAAAGTGGGTGATATATTGATTATTCAAGGTACAAATAAACCTATTCTTATTGATTTTGGACAGGATATGAGTTGGCTCAAACAAATCGAGATAGGTTTATATGTAAGCTCAAATGAATTAACCACTTGGGATATTAATTCGGTAAAAATTAGAGAGGGCATTGTCGAATGTCCTCAAACTCAAGAGCAAACAATTAATTATCGCACAGGAAATTGTGTTATACTGGTTAAATGGATTGGACAAGATGGATATACACAGTTTGCTCAAAAAATTAATGATATTATTGTAGAGTGGGATAATAAGAATATAATGGGTGAGACACAAGATGGATAATGTTTATCAAATTAAACAAATTGAGAATAATAATTATCGTAAAGTTAAAACCTATACCGAGGCGGTTATTGAGAAAGGCATTTCTCCCTACATTGGAGAAAATGGAAATTGGTTTGAGTACGATGATGAATTAGGTAAAGCTGTTGATACTGGAATTAAAGCTCGTGGCGATAACGGTAAATCTGCTTATGAAATCGCAGTTGAAGAGGGATTCGAGGGTTCTGTTAAAAGCTGGCTTGTATCTTTAAAGGGGGCAGATGGTATTTCCCCTACAGTAGAAACAGAACAAACGGAAAATGGGGCAACAATCTATATTACTGATAGATTAGGTGTTAAAAGTGCTATAGTAAAAAATGGCAAAGATTTCACTTATGATATGTTCACTCCAGAACAATTAAATAGCTTAAAGGGACAAGATGGATATTCTCCTACGGCAGAGGTAAAGCAAATATCTAATGGTGCAAGAATTACTATTACAGATAAAGAACAGACCACTACCGCTGATATTCAAAATGGCAAAACTCCAGTTAAAGGTGTAGATTATTTTACAGATAGTGATATCGAAAGTATTGTAAATCAGACTAAATCTGAAATAACAATTCCTACGAAATTATCTCAATTAGAAGAGGATTCGGAACATAAAACTGTTTCGGATAATGAGATCAATGATTGGAATAATAAGAGTTCGTTTAGTGGCTCTTATAATGATTTGACAGACAAGCCTATTATTCCAAATGTTGATAATAAGTTGGATAAGCCAACAAATACACCATCAGTAGGAGATATTTTAGTCGTAAAACAGGTTAATAATGATGGAACATTTTTATGTGAGTGGGCTAATAAAGAGAATAAATTTGAATTAATTGAAACAGTTGTTTTAGATGAAGATGTGCCTTTTATTGATAAAACTATAGAACCAAACGGATTGCCATATAATTTTTCGGCATTATATTTATATATGAATATTAAGCCTGCTACTAACGTATCCTCATTGTTAGTTGTTGCAAATAATGGTAAAAATTTATGTGATCAGTATGCTATTATTCATGATAAGGATATATATACTTATGTATATTCAAAGATTGTAAATGGTTATTTAGATACTGTTTTCCCAACCAATGTATACCCATTTCAAAATGCAAAAACAACGATGGATAAAGCTAACTTTAATCCAGAAACAATTTTTAATGTTGAATCAATTAATAAACTTAGAATTGGCGCATCTAAAGTTAGCGGAGATGGGGACGCGTACATCCCACAAGGTTCATCAATTCAAATTTGGGGTGTTAGAAAATGAGTGAAAGTCTGTCTAAGAAATTGTCAGATGGTATCGTGGATTGCATAAACACAATATGTAAAAGTCTGCCATTTACAAAAATTTATCGTGCAAAGATTGTATCTAATATTAGTGTAGGTATTTATAAAGTATTGCTAAATGGCAAAGAATATGATTTGCCAGTTTACGGTTCTGGAACATTTTCTGATAATGAGGTTGTAAGAATTGTTGTTCCATTAAATGATTTTAGTGATGCGTTTATATTATCTAAATAAGGGGCGAAACAATGAGAGAACACGCTTATGGCGCAATTCCGTCTCCTAAAGATAGTAGAGATTATAAGGCAAAAGAATATTTAAACATGGGTGTATTACCTGACGAATATTTACCAGATAAATACGCTCCTGTTATTAATCAATATAATGTAAGTTCTTGTGTTGCCCATGCTTTGTCTACTATGAAATGGTATCAAGAAGAAAGAGAAAAAAAGTCAAATAGAGAATTTTCTACTGATTTTATTTATCACAATAGAACAGAAGAAGATTGGCAAGGCAAAGGAATGTATATGAGAGAAGGGTGCAAACATCTTTGTGAAGATGGTGTTGTACTAAAAAAAGATTTGCCGACAAATACAGAATATCCTAATATGGGTATTAAAAATATGGTAAAAGGTTTAAAAGATAAAGCTTTGCCGTATAATGGTGCGAAATATATTAGCCTGTCAGATAAAAACGATATCAAAGAGGCGATTTTCCAATATGGTGCGTGTGTATTGTCTATTCATGTGCCAGTAAGTTTTGATGGCTTTTGGTTCAAGAGCGAGAAAGATATGAAATTGCCAATGCCAAAATCTGATGAAGATAAAGCTGGTTATCATGCTATTTGTGCATTTGGCTATACAAAAAATGGAATTTTAATTCAAAATAGTTGGGGCGAAGCTTGGGGTAATGATGGTGTGGCTATTATTCCTTGGAGTTATCCCTTGAATGAGGCGTGGGTTGTTGTGGATAAAATAAAAGATTGGGATATTATTGAATTACAAATTGATAATAAAGAATATACATTTAATGGAGAGGTCAAAGAATCAGATGTCGCTCCAACCATTAAAGACAATAGAACATTAGTTCCATTAAGATTAATTGGGGAAATCTTAGGGGCAGAAGTGGATTACTGGGAGAAAGACAAGAAAATAATTATCAGAAAAGAGAGATAAACATGACGTGGTATCAATTTTTGTGCCTTATAGGCGTACCGTCTTTGTTTTCTGGGGTAATATTATTTATCGTAAGAAGTTTTATTTCCCATGAGAGAAAGCACAATGAGGAAACAAAAAATAAATTAGCAGAGACAGAAAAGAAAACGATTGCGACAATGTTAGGAATCCAAGCATTATTGAGAGCGCAAATGATTTCAGAATATAATCATTATCACGAAAAAGGATATGCTCCGATTTATGCGAGGGATAATTTTGAAAATTGTTGGACGCAATATCATAGTTTAGGGGCAAACGGTGTTATGGATGACATCCATGAAAAATTTATGCTATTACCTATTGATAAGGAGAGATAATTTATGAAAATTAACTGGAAGGTTCGTTTTAATAATCCTTTATTTTATGTAAGTATTGTATTAAGTATTGTTACGCCTATTTTGGCTTATTTCGGTTTAAGTTGGGAACAGATGACATCATGGCAGACTTTAGGAAACCTGTTTATTGAAGCTATTAAAAATCCTGTAGTGGTTGTTGCAGTTTTAGTGTCTTTATATAATGCTGTTATTGACTTTACTACAAGCGGTGTTTCTGATAGTCAGCAAGCATTAACTTATTCTGTACCCAAAAAAGACGAATAATAAGAGGTGTTATAATTGGAGAGTAACTTAGGTTATGTAACACATAGAAAGAAACTTTTAGATTTTATTATCACAGATTTAAAACAAAGCTTTGGGGATAAGTATACTCAATTAACCAAAGATTATTCTATTCAAAATGCTTTAGAGGATTTTTTATATTGTACCAATAATGGCGAATTTGAAATTTTATTAGATGGCAAAGAAATCAATTCCAAAAGAATTACCGTATTATCTGTTTCTGAAAATAGTACAGATAGTTGGATTTTTACATTTCCCTTTAATAATAAAGATATTAAATTAACCATTAATTTTAAAATAGAAAACAATGGTTTGGTCGCTGATTATGTTATTAAAACAGATGATTCTAATTTAGACAAAAGTATTATTGGTCGAAATATTTCAATCTTTTCTCATGTTGAGAGTAAATTAATTTTTGATAGTCAAATCTCTTTTAAATGGAATGATATTAAAAGGGCATATGTGTCCGATATTGAAATTCCCGAAGTATATGTCGGTGGTTCTTATGTTGTTGAGTTTGACGGTCAAAGATACTCTGACTTACAAATGCTCAAACTTGATGAAGATTCTTATTTTTTAGGTGGAGGCGAAAGTTGGGATAATGCTTGCCAGAAAATTGAGTTGATTGGTTCTAATGGCAAAAAAGATTATTCCGATATTCATTCTGCTATACTGTTGACATCTCCTGATATTTACAGGTATGATGAATTACATTCTCTTAAAGTTTGGGAAGTAAGAGAGTTTGTTCATAAAATCGATAGCAAATTTATTCCTCGCAACGATTATACCGATGAAACTATGACTTTTAAAAATATTATTGTTACTGGTGATGGAGTAATTAATCATTTAGTGGTAGAAGATAGTTGCACAGTTCCTAATCCAAGTGGAAATAACGACACTGTTAATAAATCGTATTTTGAAGAAAATCAAAATTTAATCAAAGACGATTCTGACCCATATGAGGGAACTTGTTATTATCTCAAGGGATATGATAATGGTTTTAAAATCTATCCTAATGGAGATATAAGAACAAGCGATATTCGCGTTGTAGGGGATATTGCATTGGCTCGTAAAATAGAGGGTGGACATGAATTTACTTTAACCAATTCTTTAGACGAAAATTCGCCTATTGGAAGTGTGTTAAGTATTGAAACCACAGACAACGGAAATCAAGTCCCAATTCTTTGTTCTGCTAATCCTTATAGAGACGATATGTTGGCAAATAAAGGTTATGTGGATTCTTTACATCCTGTTATTCCAGTTGAAAATAACGAACAAATTACGACTCAAATTTCTAAAACAGGCATTGTTAAATTATCTTTAACGCAAATTGTTAACGCCATGAGAAAAGGCATTGTACCAAAAGTTGTTATTAAGGAGAATTATACTATTAGTAGCAGTAATGTAAGTCGTACATCTATTGTTGACTTGACTTCCATGATGTCTAATGCAGACGATAGTAGTATAACAATTACTGGCACTTCTCCAAAATTCAGCATTACATTGATTATGACAGCAAATAGCGATACTCTAACGATTAATCCTATTTCTAATTAAGTATTAAAGGGGGTTATCATATGGCTAAAATTCAAGCTCCCTGTGGGGTATTCTTAGATGGGAATGCTTTTGGTGTAGACAAAAAAGAACAAATGATAACCTTGATTGGTGGCGGTGGTGGCGGTGGAATTAAATTCGGAGATTTCACTGTCGCTACCATTCAGCAATCAAGTAGCAAGACATTTACAGACGCTTCAAAAATATTAAATGTATTTATTTATGATGAAATTAACGGAGATGAAATCGGATGCGATGTTGATGTTGATAATACAAAAGTCACTGTCGCTTTAACAGATAAACCAAAAACTCCATTAAGAGTAATTGTTATGTATATATAAGCAAAGGAGCAAGATAATGATTTATTTAACAAATATAAATTTAAGTCAAAATGAATTGCAAAACGCAGTCATTTCACCTTTAACAACAGTTCCAGCTACTCCTAAACAGGGTCAGATTTATTATGATAAAAATACCAACAAACTCATGCAGTATAATGGCAAAAATTGGCAAACAGTTGGTATGATTGTGGAAGATTCTGATATTAACGGTAATATTAAAGTAGATGGCGTTGAAATGACCGTTTATACTTTGCCGATTGCTACAACTACACAGGTTGGTGGTGTCAAAGTTGGTGCAGGCTTAGCGGTTTCTTCTGATGGCACTTTGAGTGCAACTGGTGGCGGCACTGCCGATGCTGTTGAATGGGCAAGTATATTAAGTAAACCTGATACTATTGAGGGTTATGGTATTACTGACGCTAAAATTGATGGAAATACTATCACTTTAGGAAACAATACCACAAATATTGTGTCCTCTGTAGATGGCGTAAGTGGAGCAATTACGACAAACGCTGTTAAAACTACTATTCAAGACTTGACAGAAAATCAGAAACAACAAGCAAGAACTAATATTGGTGCAGGTACGAGTTCTTTTAGCGGTTCTTATAATGACTTAACAAATAAGCCGACTATTGATACCGAAATGTCCGATAGTTCTATTAATGCAGTTCAAAACAAAGTTATCAAATCTTATGTTGATAAAATTGTTTCTGCTTCTCAAGGTCTCGTCTATAAAGGCACGATTAATTCTGTAGATGATATTCCTATAACTTATGAAGTTGGCTGGTTATATGTGGTTGGCACAGCAGGAACATATGTTGGGCAAAAATGTGAAGTCGGAGATATGATGATTGCTGTTGTTGCTCGTCAAGGTTCTGGCAATGAAAACTCCGATTGGGATATCATTCAGACTAATATTGATGGAGCAATTACCGAAATTGCTGGTATTACTCCAATAGTCGTTGATGGTGAAAATGCAAAGCGGACTATTTCTATGGCTGATAGCGGAGTGACCGCAAAAGCGTATGGCGATACTACTGCTCAAACTCCCGCTTTTGGTGCTACATTTAAAGTTCCAAGCTTTACTGTTGATAAATTTGGCAGATTAACCGTTGCAGGGGAACACACAGTTACTATTCCCGATGTTATTGCCAGCGCAAGCGCAAACGGTTTGCTAACAAGTGCAGATTATACTTTATTACATGGTTTAGATACTGATGTAGCAAAATTAAAACAAGATGTTTCTACTCTGCAAACTTCTGTAGTTACTAAATATAGTTTAACTTTAACTGCTGGACAAACATCTACAACGCAGAATATCACCTCTGGTAGTGATATTTTATCCATTGAAGCTTCTAATGCAACAACAGGAGAAACTATAATGGTCGATTCTGCTTTGGTCGGTACTGTATTGACTATTTCTATTGAAACTGCGACTGATTATGATATCAAAATTATTGTTGCAACTCTTTAATAGAGAGGTGAAATATTAATGAAGAATTTAGGAGAAATTAAAGAGTCAAAGGATATAACAACAAAAGAATATGTAGACGGGAAAATGGTTATTATTGATAATACTGATATTATAGAAAAAATTAATAGTGGCTTTGATGGTTACAACCCATATGTATTTAATGTTTCCGAGCTTCTTACTGAAGATGAGAAAAATAAGCTTAAAAATGCCGATGCAGTACAATTAGCACTTGAAAAATTAGGTGGAAATTCATATTATCGTATAGCGTTACACAAAACTGAAAGTGAGGAATATTTTCAAGGCACTGGCATTGTAACAAGTACAATTAATAATGTTAATACCATGTCGTTCGTGACTTTTGTTTCTTATTCTCTTATGGAAATAAAACCAGCACCTATCGGTTATGCTAATACAAATCCCAATATCTCTGGAGATTTTTCATACGTTAACAAAAATTATGTAAACAATCAAATTTCAACTGCTGGAGATGGTAAATTTTTACCCTTAGTAGATGGGGGTAGAATTACAGATTCAGAACATCCGAGTTTAACTGGAACTTTGATTACCTCTACTGGAATAGAAGTTGATGGGGACAACGAGCCTCATGCAAGATATGGAACAGAAGCATATTTTTATCAAAAATCAGAAGCGTCTGATGCAATGACCGAGATAAGTTATTCTGGTGTTTATATAAGTAAAGGTGGTGCTAATAAGGAGCTAACAGGATTACATCCAAATCTTTTAGAATTTAAAAGTAGTAATGGTATCGTGTCTGGTTTAGCAACACCTACTAATAATACAGATGCAACAAATAAAGAATATGTTGACACAAAAGCTACGGTTCATTCTTATACAGCGAGTCTATCGACAACATGGACAGGTACAAGTGCGCCGTACACCCAAAGTATCTCGATAAGCGGTATCTTATCAACGGATAAGCCGCATATTACGCCTGTGTACTCGACGACTAATGCGATGGCTATTTTGGAGAAAAAAGCGTGGAACTGTATTAGTAAGGCAGTGACGAGTGCAGGTAAGATAACGTTTACTTGCTTTGAAGAAAAGCCGACCCAAGCGCTCAGTTTGCAGATAGAGGTGATTAGATAATGGGAATGGTTTATCTTTATGGGCAAACACAGACAGAGAGAGAGACTATAAATGGAATTATTCAGGGAACAAACTCAACAAGACTTCAAGTCAGCAATCTAAGTTTTACACCTAAACACATAACAGTTTTATTGCATACTGATAGTACCCTTGATCCCGGAACATTTATATGGGCATTATATGATAATGGCAATATAACAAGTTATAGTGGAGGAATCAGAGATTACTCACTTACTGTAGATTCGCAGAGTATTACAATACAAATAACCAATGATGGATTTATATTGCAAAATACGAAGATGGATTTTCCCGCAACCCAGCAATATTATTATGAAGTATACTAAAATAAATAATTAATTCTAAACAATTCAAACAATAAACAAAAGGAGATTAATATGGCAGAATGTTATTTATATTATCAGACCCGATGGTAGCGTGTGTATTTTTATGGGTTACTTATAAGGAATAAAATAAATATACAATAAAATTACAAGGATAGATAATAACATTATGAACATAGGACAAAAGGGTTTAAATTTAATTAAAAAATATGAAGGTTGCTCTCTTATAGCATATCAAGACAGCTCTGGTATTTGGACTATTGGTTATGGTTGGACTGGAAAAGTTAATGGTAAATCAATATATAAAGGGCTTAAAATCGACCAAAAAACAGCCGATAATTTACTCTTAGACAATCTTATTCTATATGAGAATAAAGTCAATAAATATCAAAATATTTACCGTTTTAACCAAAATGAATTTGACGCTTTAGTTTCATTTTGCTATAATATTGGTAATATCGACCAGTTAACTAATAATGGCAAACGCACAAGAGAGCAGATTAAAGACCATTGGACTGCATATTGCAAATCTAATGGTAAAATATTACAAGGTTTAATTAATAGGAGAGAAGCAGAGTTGAAATTGTTTAATCAAAAAGATAATAATTATATAACTGTATATAAAAATAATCAACCTATTAATTTACAAGCTGTTAATATAAATGGAAATAATTATATTAAATTAAGAGATATTGAAAAAATATCTAATTTAAAAGTTGAATATATTAATGGCACAATTTATATAAAATAAGAAAGGATTGATATAATGGCAATTAATTATAATCCTACTACATGGGTAGATAATACAACGCCTGTTAATGCTCAATATCTTAACAATATTGAACAAGGTATTGCTAATGCTACAACTCAAATTAATACAAATACAAATAATATTGCAACAAATACTTCTACTATTAATCAGCATAGTGCTGATATCGCAGAAATTCAACAGGAAATAAGTGGTGGAACAGTGGACGAAAAATATATCAATTTTATGATGGGTAAGCCGAGCAATATTTCTTCGCCCTATGGGGAAAATTCTTCTTTTAAGGGAAATTTAATTCAGGATTTTATATCGCTTCCGAACCCAACGACTGGAACAAATACTTATACTTACACTCTGTGGTCTGAAACTTTATCTGGAGAGAAAACTAAAGGGTATTTAGAATCTGTCTACATTCCTAACTTTACTATGCCCGCCAGAAGTTCAGGGGTGGCAAGAGCGAGAATTATTGTTTCATGCGATGGTAAGACCGCATTAGAACAATCTTTGTGGGTGGGCATTACATCATCGTCAAGTTCTGTTACTTCTAATTGTACTTTAGGAATTGTTTATCCTTATGCTTTTACCTCTTTAACTTCTGGTTATCAAGTATTAGCACAGCTACAACAAAACCAAGGGTTGGAACCAATTCTAATCCCATCTACACAGTCTGCTTTTAGTGTATTGGAATATTTTCCAAATAATAACAAATCAGATGTAAGTTTGAATTTTATTCAAGGTACTGCTGGAACTAATACCGTTATTGGCTTGTTAAATAACCCTTTTGAATTTAGTCAAAATATTACTGTTCGATTAATTTTTACTAATGTAGCAAGCCAACCGACAATTCCTACTTTGCAGGGTATTCGTAGGTATACAATCTCTTAATTAGGTGAGAATAAATGTCATTAACAAAACCTATCATAGGCTCGATTAAAGCATTTGATTCATCAACTCAAAAAATAATTGAATTTATATCTCAAGCAGGGCAACAGGTTATTGGAAATGCATTAGTCATCAAGAACCAATTAACAGGAAATACAGTTTTTAATGATTATACTGAAACATTTCAGTATAATCATATTATCCCTGCTAATATTTTAACAAATGGAACATCATACCAAGCTACAATTCAAACTTTTGGTGTAGATGGTGTTTCATCTCCTGTTTCAGACCCCGTTCAATTTCAATGTTTATCAACGCCGATTATCAATATCTCAAATCTACCAGTTTCATTGATAATTCAAGCCTCGAATTATAATTTCATTGGAGATTACTACCAAGCCCAAGGTGAGTTGTTACAATATTTCGAGTTTAATCTTTATGATAATAATGGTATATTGTTATCTACAAGTGGAGCAGTCTATTCTACAGATATTCAATATACATTTTATGGGTTAGAGGATAATACCGCATATTTCATTGAATTAATTGTCAATACAGTTAATGGAATGACCACTTCAACAGGACAAATTTTATTTAATGTCGATTATATCATTCCTGACTTTTATACAATTAATCAATTAGAAAATTTGTGCGATAATGGGCAAGTTCAAATTAGCTCTAATATTCATGTAATCGTTGGTTCATCTAATCCATCTCCTCCTATTTATATAGACGATAAAGAGGTGGATTTAAGAAAAGATGGTTCGTGGGTTAGATTCGAAGATGGATTTTCTATAGATAATGACTTTACTTTAAAATTAATTGGTAGAGATTTTAAACCCAATAGTAAAATTATTGAATTATCTGGAAATAATGGAAAGTTAATATTAAATTGGGTCGTTGATAACTTTACATTCGATGAAGAAAAAGCCTTTATTGAGCTTTATTGTTATAACGATGATTTAACAGAGTTTAAATACTATATCAAATCTAATTATATTTCGACCCCAAATGCAACCGAAGATGTATTTGTGTGGTTGAGAAGAATAGATAATTTATATGATTTAAGAATAGAAAACATGGGAGTGGTAGCATGATAACTTTAGGGTATAATTTCTTTTCTGATTCTGAAAGTTTATCTCCGACTCCAACAAATAAAATAACATTTAATTTCATTCAGCTACAAAATGGCATTTTTGATTATTTAGGCATTTCGAGAGATATATCGCAATCTTATAATACAGATAAGTTTGTATGGGATGCGAATACAATTTTAAATGCAGATTTCAACGGAAATTTAAACGCAGGAAATACCTCTTTTGTAGTTGATGAAATTAGTGCTATTAGAATTAAAAGAAAGAAAAGAACTGACTTTAATTGGATTACTTTGAAAGAAATTAAAATCTCTTCTGTAGACGACTTAAATTTCATTTATTTAGACAATTATGCAAGTGCCAGAGAAACTTATGATTATGCTTTAGTTCCTGTTTATGGGCAGGAAGAGGGCGACTATTTAACCAATAGTATTTATAGTGATTTTAATGGACTATTTGTGGTTGATAAAGATAACAATATTCAATTATATAAAGAATGGGAAAATAATTCCAAACAACAAGTTCAACAAATTGGACAATTTATGCCTTTTGGAGAGCAATATCCTACAATTATTAAGAATGGTAAATTAAATTATAAACAGGGTTCTGTGAGAGCATTTCCAACCATCTCTAATTTGCCTCATGTGGATATTGACTTGGAGCGAAAACACTTAGAGATTATCAATTCTTTCTTTTCTAACGGTAACGCTAAAATCATGAAAGATAGCAACGGTAATACTTATCTTATTATGATTGTGGATAATATTAACCAATCAGATATAAAGTCAATGGGAAATGCTCTTTCTTATATTGAATTTAGTTGGGTTGAAATTGGAAACGCAAATAGCCAAAAGGATTTGTATAATAACAATCTTATTGACTATTTACAATAAAAGGAGTGATTTAATGGTTGCGACAGTTGATGTAACTCCGTGGGTGGCAACTTCTGAAAATTCATATGATTGGCTTAACTGGACAGATATTAGTGCTACTCATATGTTGGAAATTACAAGCATTTCATCAAATCTAATTCAACTTAAAAGTAATACTTGCGATTTTAGTTCTATTACTCAAGCTGAAAGAAAAAATATCGGACTGCTTTTATTTTCTCCTAATGTAGATATTGAGGGAAATAAAGGTTCGGTGCGTATTTCAATCGCTACTTTAAATTATTTTGGGGTGTTGTATAAATATAATGCAGGCCCTTGGAGTGTTTACGAAGATGGATTTAAAGCTGGGGCGTTATATGCAATAATGTATAATTATATTTATGGGTTTTTTGTAGTTTTAAATATATAAAGCGGAGGTGAAGTTATGTCAAATACTTATCCAGATTTGCCAAGAACAAGTTTCCCTGACAATATAGATAGTATTCCAGATTACTCAGATGTTTCTAATGCAAGCGAAGTTTCTTTGGTAAATCAAATTCAAGATTATATGTTGCAAGGCAATTTTAGTGCAGCCCAACAGTTATTGGCTCAAAATCCCTCTTTATATAATAAAATGATTAATGCCGATAAATTAAATACAAATAGAGATATTATTGTTGCATTGGAACGATATTTAAAAACAGATTACCAACAATATATTGAAGCGAAACAAGAAGCATGGGAAGTTATTACCTCTGAATTAAAATATATTGGGGAATTTGCTTTTAATAAATTATACAATGTTAATAATATGGTTTCTTATACAGTAGATAATGTTGATTCTTTATTTATTTGTATTAAAGTAACGCCAACTACTGGCATTATTCCTACCAATACAGAATATTGGCGTCAGGTCACTATTAAAGGCGAAAAGGGCGATAGTGGTGTTGGTCTTGTATATGTGGGGGATTATTCAAGTCAAATAACATATCAGATTGATAACTTAATCTCTTACAATGGCGGTTTGTATGCTTCTAAAGGAAATAATAATAAAGGGTATTCACCAAATAATTCTAATTGGTGGACATTAGTATTAAAAGCTCCCAAACCTCAAACTTACATCATTGCTTCTACACAGCCATCGGGATTAGAAGTTGGAGATTTTTGGTTTAAATTGGTAGGTGGAACATCTTGATTAATTATCATTTTAGACAAGAATTAATGGAAGATATTCATATTGCAGAAAGATTATTGTGGACTAATTTCTGTCAGCTTCTTAACCAGAATAAATATAACGAAGCTCATCAAATATTAACTTCAAATCCATCTTTAATTGGTAAAATATTTAATGCAGAAAAGATTAATAAGCAGTCTGACGGATTAAAATATATAGAGGATAATATCAAAGATGGCGTTGATGGATTTTTAGAAAGAGCGTTGGAGGAGCAAGGAGAAAGATTTGCCAATTTTGAATATATAGGAGAATTTGATATCTCCGCACAATATTTAATCAACAATATTGTTTCATATCAGCATAAATCATATTTATCATTAGCAAATCAAAAAGGTATTGTTCCTGATATAAATAGCACCTCATGGGTGGAATTTAATTTTATTGGTGATACAGGATATGGTTCTGATTTAACATATGCTGGAACTTTTCAATCTGGTCAAGTTTATGAGAAAAATAATGTTGTAACAAGTGAAGATGGAAAATCTTTATATATTGCAAAAGACGGAAATCAGAATATTCCTTTAACTAATACGCAATATTGGACATTATTGTTTACTATATCTGATGATATTGAAAAATTCAATTTATATCAAAAGCAAGCAGAATTAAAAAATCTTACTATTTGTGGACAGTTTATTTGTGGAACTCAAAAATGTGGAGAAAATCAATTATTATTAGACAATCAACCTTTAAGAAAAGGTAGAATATGGTTTGTTGTTTCGGGTTCTGCAAGAAGAACTGTTACGGCTATTTGTGGCACTTTTAAATGTAATGAGAAAAAGTGTGGACAAGTAGAATATATTTAAGGATAAAAGGAGGATTTATTTTGGCTACTCAATATGTATGCTTGCAAAGAGCGACTTCAAGTACGGAATCTGATTATATTAATATAAAAAATTTACAATCTACCTTTACAGATGTTACTGTCAATTCTTCTACGGCAAATTTAATTGACATAACCGTTCCTTATTTAAAAACGAGAGATTTTGATGTTAGTGGCTTAATCGCATTTATTCCTAATATTGTAAATAACGCTGGGGCGAATATCACAATTAATGGTGTTACAATGCCTATGGTTACAGCTCAAGGAACTGCGATTGCGGCTGGTTTGCTTAAAGGCGATGCGATGTGTTTGGGTAAAATATATAATAATAAATTTTATGTATTTAATATTTATTAATAGAAGAGGTGATTAATATTGGCTTATTTAATCACTGCTGAAGATTATAACTTAATTCAATTAAAAAGTCATAAAAGATATGTAAGAATTGATTTATTAAATTCTAAATATCAAGTTGTTGATAGCCTTGAGAGTGATATATTTGATGGCTCTATAACCATTGACGCAACTTCTGATTTAAGACGTTCTTGTACTCTATCTGTTGTTATTAAAGATAAGAATTTTGATATAGACGAGGGCGGAAGAATTTGGCTCGATAAAAGGATTCAGATTTATATTGGAGAAGAAAATCCGAGAACAAAAGATATTGTCTGGTGGAATATGGGTATATTTATAATTAACAATCCTGAACGTGTATATAATTCTCAAACTAATACTTTAACAATTAATGGTTTAGATTTAATGTCTTTGTTGACAGGGGACAGAAATGGTTATATTCCCGATATGACTGTCGTAGTGCCTATTAATAGTAATATTACACAAGCTATTCAGGATACCATTGTTCAAATGGGAAAGATTGGAAAATATGCTTTAGATAACATAGGTCAAGTTACACCGTATGAATTAAAATTTGAAAGTGGCACGACAGTATATGAAATAATTTCACAATTAAGAGATTTATATTATACATGGCAAATATATTTTGATATTGATGGCACTTTTAGGTTTAATCGGATTCCCAATGGATTAGATGATTCTGTTGTATTTGACTTCACTCAATTAACAACAGGATTGATAACATCTATTTCCTCGACAACAGACTTTTCTAATATTAAAAATTCTGTAAAAGTATATGGTCGAGTTTTAGAAGATGGTAGTCAAGTTGAATCGGAATTACAAGACAAAGACCCCAATAGTCCATTTAGAATTGAAGGAACAATAGGTGAAATTTGGTTACCTTTAATTCAGGATGATAATATTATTAATCAAGAACAATGTGACGATAGATGTAAATATGAATTAATTTTACATTCAAGATTCAATGATAGCATTAATATCCAATGTATTCCTATACCGTTTTTAGACGTAAATCAAAAAATTAGAGTAGAAAATCCAGATGGGAAAATTGAAGATTATCTAATTCAAACAATAAACATTCCATTGTCTGTAGACCAACAAATGAGTATGGAGTGTATCAAAGTCTATGCTGAAATTAAATAGAAATGATTTGTTATGAATAAAATTTCAGCTCTTTGTAATTCGTCTTTAAACAGGGATGATTTTACTGTTGCTGGTATAACAACAAGAAAATTAAACTCTATAAAGATTTAATAAATAATAAAAGAGAGGTCAAACACCTCTCTTATTTTTTTTAACTTTTACCATTATTTAATATAAATCAAATTCAGTAGTAGTTCTCCAATCGAATAATACTTCTGGAGGTTTGTTGAGCACGAAAGCCTGCTTTAATGAATTAGACATAAACTATCTCCTTTAATTACAATATTGTTTACATTCTAAATCAGTATTTGGGTATAAATCTACGATGATTAAATCCTTTTGAATATTTTCTCCTCCATGAATAATTCCAACAACTGTACTTTCTAAGGAATAAATTCTAAAAAATTCATGATGACTTCCAAAATCAATCCATAAATAATTCTCTCTTTTTGCTTCTCTTGTGTAATAACACTCAAAACCCATTTCTTTAATCAGCCTAAACATTTCTTTTTTAGCTTCGGAGATTGAATTAAAAATACCTTTATCTATTCTTTCGTTATTTGCATTTTGAAATTCTAATTTATAAGATATCATGATTCATCCTCCTCTACATATTCATCATCTAATATCAAACTGTATTCTTGTGTTAGAATTACACCACAACCACAATATGGACATTCTTGATAATATGTTGCATGAACCTCTTCATCATCTATAAATGCACCATCTTGATATGTCCAATCGTCATTATTTAATATTTTTTTACAACGTGGGCATTGATAATCTTTTCTCAATATAATACCTCCTCAAAAACCTGTAAAATAAGATTTTCTTTTTCTTCTAATTCACTAAAAGGAGTTGATTGAAACCATAATAGTTGTTTCTTGGTAAAATCAAAAAACCAAGAATTGATATATACTTCTGAAGCTAAATTTTCCTTTTTACATTTTATCCAAAGTTTATTAGAATATACACCCCATGCTTTATTAAAAATATCCTGAAATTTATTGAATACTTTCTGATGTTCTCCTACATCAGGGATTATGAGATAAGTACCTCTTTCTAAATTGGGAATTAATAAAGCTTCTGTAATGCCACACATTTTACTTATCGGTCTTACTTTGACACATTCATGACAGTAAAATTTTTGTTCTGGAGTGTTCCCCCAAATATAATCATAGGTTTCCATAGCATTACTAAAATATAAAATTTTCATTCTTTATTCTCCTAATTTTCAAATGGGTTTTCTTTTCGATGTTGATATTTATAAACATAATTAATTAATTTGCAAAGTTCCTCGATTTGCTTATTCTCTTCTTCTATAAAGTTTCTTAACTCTTCTTTTGTAAGATTTTCTACGTTGAGGTCAATCACTTTAGCAACCTGCTTATTCTTTTGGTGAATTAAAGATGTCGCACGTTCAAATAAAAAGTTTAAAGTTAATATCCAGATATCTTTATTATTCATTTACTTTCTCTCCTTTAATATTTAAAATTGCCTTATTTCCACATAAAGGACAAATATATTGATATTTAGGTGGATTAGAGCATAAGGCATATTCTAATCTCATTTCCGTGCCACACTTATCACAACGAATTGACTTATCATAACTTTTCTTAATAGCTAAAAGAAAAATAGCGATAGTTGTAATAAACAAAATTACCTTAATAATATTAATCATTTCTATTCCTCCTTTTAATTGTGTGAAAAATCAATACAAATATCCATAGAGTCATCAGCTTGAATACCAAAACGGATTTCATCAAATGTTTCTTCAAACCAATTATCCATAAAAATATTGTAACCTAAAGCTCGAATTTCATTTAAAATATTATTTAACCGTTCTTCATACTGGTTTAACACCAATCTTTTTTGTCTCATATCTAATAACTTTTGAATTTTCTCTGCTAAATCATTTAATTCTTTTTCGTTCATATTTTGCAACATCTGCTCATTAATTTTCATTTTAATCACATTCTTTTTGTTATTTTATAAATTGTTTCAATCGTTTCATGACTTGTCCGTGGAATTTCCCAATGTACTGTTGTATATCTTTTCTCTTTATTATTTTTGATAAAATTATCAATTTGGTTTCTTAAATCATCATATTTTCCAATAAGAGCTAACAAATGCTGCTGTTCAAAGTGGTAGTCTTTAATGGCTTTATCTTTATCTGCTCCATCTGCATAAATTTTAATTACTTCTTCTTTTACTATAACTTTTCTTATTGTCGAATAAAATTCATCACGCAAATCTATAAAAGGATAATACAATTCTTTTAGTTGTAAATCTGCTGGAGTATCTGCATTTTTCTTTTTCTTTTTAAACATTATTAACATTCTCCTTTATTTGTTTTCTTAAAGAATCCACTTCCTTCTTGCTTTGCTCTAAAGTGTATTTAGCGTTAATAATATTACTTTAATCATTATAATACATCTCTTTTTCTAACTATATCACCATAAGACTTAGGGACAATGTGTTCTCTAAATTCGTCCAAATCAGTATCTTTAAAATCTCTCTCTCTTAAAACATTTTTGACGTTTTTTTCTTCTTCTCTATCGTTGCAATTTCTCATTGTTTTAAATTGAAACACCATATTTACAATACCAAACCAAAAATCAAAACGTCTTAATTCAATTTCCCATCCTAATTTTGAATACGCCCACACAATAATGTCTATAGCAAACAAAATGTTTTCTCTTGAATTTAAATCTTGTTTTTTAAGCAAGTCTGATTGAATATCAAAAGATAATTCTCCTTTTGATAAGTGTTTGTCGATTTCAGTTTCAAGAAAATCTAATAAAAAATCAATATCCATTTCTTTAGTCTTTTCTTTTAAAATATTGTAATAATTCACTGTTGTAATCATTTTAAAACCTCCTTGTACTTATTGATGTGTTTAATATTATCAAAATAGTATAAATCGTTAAAATAATAATCAAATTCTTTAGGAGATAAACCTTTTAACCATTTGTGCAATCTACCATCTTTAAGAATGTCTGCAATTTTACAAACTTCCTGACCTTTAGTTGTAAGCATTGTACTTTTGGTAATTAACCTTGAATGATATAGGGCTTCTTTGGCTTCATTAAAGTTTTCTGCCCAGCCAATACATTCTGCTTTTTGGCTATCAATAATCAATACAATTTCATCAATTAAATTTTTCTTTCCTTTCCCTTTCATTTCTCAATACCTCCCAAATAAAATTCAACTATCGGCAATGATACTTTTTCCATAAATTCATCCTAACTTCTATTATGACAAATTTCTTTTATGCTTTCTAAAAGAGATAAAACTTTCTTTTTACTATATTCCTCATTCTCAAAACCTTCTATCATTTCTTCAATTTCCAAAAGAGTGCTTGTTAAATACGAAATATCCTCATAAGCAGAATCCAAGTCTGTGTCTTGCAATGAGATGATTCCATCTTCTAAATCCTCATAATATTCTCGCTCTCTTTTTAATTCATCTGCTAATTCATAAGAATAGTTATCTTCGATATCCTGTAGAATTTGTTCTTTGTTCCCCGCCCATATTTGACTTCCGTCATTTCTCAAGAAACAAACTTTCATTCTATACCCCTCACTTCCATTAAACGCGAGCCATTTCAATATCTTCGACTAACATACTATCTTGGAACAATTCATATAAAGACGTATCACTTAATTCTTCTAATACAAATAATAATACATCTAATTTATGTTTTAAGTATGTTTGTAATTCTTCATTATTAGAATTATCATCCAAGCGTAAAAAGGTATCAAAAATTGCGTCATACATTTTACCATTATCAATTTTCATAATTATTCACTCTCCTTAAATTCTACTCCAATACTTTTTAACCAATCTTTAAGTTCTTCAACTGACATATTTTTAATTCTTTCAGATAAATCTTTAAGACTTTCTTCAAATTGATTCATCAATAATTACCCCCCCCTCGTCTGGGTAAAACTTTCTCACAAAAATTCTTTTCATTTTCGGTTAATTCATCATAAATAACTTCTGTATGGCTTTTATCAAGTTTATTTTGTGAGATAATTTTATCCACAGGTGTCATGTAAAGTTTGCCTCCTAATTGATAATTGTTGATAATAAACTTAATTTTCATTTCAATCATTCCTCTCTTTTAATTTATATATGTATTATAATATAGCAAATATTATTTGTCAATAGCTTTTTTACAATTTTCTATAAACAAAAGCAATAGATAAATATAAGTTTTATTAATGGGGAAAATGAGGTTTACTGGAATGATGATTTTTTTCTTAAAAAATTAAAAATACTGCTTATTTGGTTCGTAAATGAGACGCCAAAAAAGGCTTGAATTAATTCAAGCCCAAAATTCAAAAACTAAATCATCATTTTCATCAAGCGATACTGATGCAAAACACATTTCTTCACCATTAACAGTATAGCCCATGCATAAATCATTTGCTTTGTGTATAAGTTTATCAAACTCTTTTGCAATTTGTTGATATTGTGATTTGTCTCTTCTTTTATTTTCTTCATCAATCATTTTTTGTAATTTGTTTATTTCTGCTTTGGTCATGTCTTGTAAATCTTTTTCATTAATCATTTTTATCAATCTCCTTTTTTATACTTCTTCACATATGGATAGTAAAACTTGTAAGTTTTCATGAAATTCGTTGGTGTCTGTGGTTAAATTATCTCTATACCAATCGCGCAATATAGGACTATCTGTTGCATTTTCTTCATTTGTTTTCATAAATAAATAAAGGCAATCATTCTCTTCTGAATTAGCAGGGCATAAAACTACAAGCATTTCTGTTGCATAATACCTTTTTGTTTCTTCTGTTTTTAACAAATATAAATTGTAATAGTCTAAAGGTCTTAATACAATATCTTCTGTTAATGCAATAATATTTTCTGCCTTTATATAGCAATTTTGTAGTTCCTGCACTTCACTTAAACTTTCTAAGAAAGGATATTTTTTTTACTATCATTTTAATTCGCTCCTTTTTAAATATGAGTGTCGGTCGTTAAGTACATCTCTTGCAAATGCTTCTTTCTTTGCCCAATAGCACAATTTTGTCCAGTCGCAAAATGCATCTTCCTCATAGAAATTATCATTTGATTGCTGATTAAGTAATCCATAATAATCATCTTCCGATAATAATTGATAATATTCTTCTAAATTGCAACATGAATTACTCATTTTCCATCTCCCTTTTTTAGTCTTTTATCACCCACCCTTTCGATACTGTTAGTATAACAAAAGATGATTTTCCTGTCAACCTGTTTTTTAATAAAAAAACAGAGATTTTCAACCTCTGTTTTTATGATAGATATTATTTTTATTTATTTATTATTTGCCACTACTGCCTAATTTTCCTGCTCCACGTTCTGTTTTAGAGTTTTGGATGACAGCTAACGGCACTTCTTGAACTTGAAATTTAGGTAACTCAAAGATAATAGCTTGACAGATTGCTTTCTCATACGGATAAACAATATAATCTTTTTCTAAACTCATTTTCTTTTGGTCGGTTAAATCTTTATGAATAACAAGCGGCTTGTCATTATGGTTAGTAATGGGAACTAACCACTCTCCTCGATAAGACGAGTCTATAATCGAAATGTTATCTTATAGGCTTTTTATCCTATAATTCTTATGCTTTTCCATCGCATAAGTCCAGCATACATTTTCTCCCTCGTTTAGACGTTAGGTTTTCAGTTTACCCTATAGATAAACGAGATGGGGGCTCGTGGGGAGATTATTGCTCTCTTATATCGCTCACTCCCTATGCGTTACGAATTATATTAGGTAGATATAACCCTCGGTGTTACCTTATAAAACGGAAGGCTTCACCGATACACCCCATTTTATTACCTTAATATTTCTATTAAGGACGGCACTTTTTAAATTCATCGAGTTTTATAAGGAAATCGTTAAATTTATTATACTTTCTTTCCAGCCTTAAATAAGAAGAATCTTTGTATAACAACTCATATAACTTACATAGAGAATCAAGTTTAGAAACTCGAACATAATAAAAATCTTGAGAATACCTTTCTTTTCGATCTTGTTTTAAAACAGCATCTATTCCCCAAAATTTAAAAGTATTATAAAACCAAATCATAGTAGCTTTATTTCCACAAAGAGACAAATGGAAATCACTCGGAACAATATAATTTCTTCCTGTATGAGCAGGACAACTATAAATACTTCCATCTCCATCAAAATACCCACGAATGAAATGCCAAACAAATAAGTCATCCGATTTAAAAGATGGAGTGTAAATCCATGTTTTTCTATCTATGATATTATATTTAGATAAGTCTGTATATAATTTTTCACTGTTAATTTGAAGATGAGTATATTTGTTGTCTCTTTCATGTATAGGGTAATTACTTTTTAAATAAAAATTAAACATCTCCAACAATTCTTTATCTCTCTTTTGACAGATAATACTAATCATTCCGATATGGTTATTTCTTTTATATACGCACCCATCGGCGGCTAAATATCCTATAAAGTACGCTTTGTCTGCTGAATCAATTTTAGAGAAATAATTTTCATTCAAATAATACGTTCTGTTCATCTTCCCTTTTAACCCAGCCTCCATCCATATCTTAGAAATAAGAGCAGAAGAGCGTTTTAGCTCCTTAGAGACATTTCGAGCATTATTGCAATAGTATTGGCTAACTATATATTCTACTTCACATAAAGATAATTCTGGTCTGTATTGATTTACAAATCCAATACTTTTAGCATAAGAGAGAATTGTTCCTTTATCTACATTGTAAATTTTAGCTACTTTCCTCGCGCTTTTAAGCTCTTGGTAATACTGTATAAATTCTTCTTTATTAACTCTGTCTTTAAAATTCAATTTCGTTCTCACCCAATTTTACGCTTTGTACCGCTGCGTTGTCCAATTCCTTTTGTTCCTGTCGAGCCTCTTTCTTTAAGAATGACCACATAATCTTTATCAAACATAGAATACAATCCAGTAGGAATGATTTTTGTTTCGTGTGGCTGGATTAGCATAAATTCCTCTTGAAAATAAGGATAGATGTCATATCCTGCATCGCCGTCTCTTTTTGAGGGAATTTTAACTTCCTCGTTAATTCTTGCAAAACTAATTGTTTTCATAAAGCTTTGCTCCTTTTATCCAGTTTAATTTCGGTGTCCCTAATGTGTAAATGCTATTTTTAGTTTCGAGGCTATTCTCGTCAATAGAAATTACTCTCGATGTTACAATAACCTTGCCTTCGTATTCGCCCATGATATGAAAATGTGGTTCTTTGTTTGGATTATCTACAAATGCAATCCAATTTTCAATCGTTCCTTTTAATTCCTTCATATCCTTTTACTCCTTATGATATTTTTTTAGCGTACTGATTATTACTAATTAATTCCACTCCCAAAACTTCATCATAATGTTTTTCTTCATTTGGTTTAAATCTACCAAATTTTACAATAACATTCGGATAATGCTGGAGAGTTTTTATTTCTCCGATTATTTCATGTTCATAATACCCTGTATAGATAACGATGTCATCTTTGCGATTATATACATTTCTAAATTTATGCAAAAACAAAACTATATCCTCAAATTGTAACATCGGCTCTAAACCACCAAAAACTACCGCTTTACTAATGGGATTATTGATATATCTATCAATAATTTCATTAATAGATATATCAATATTAGGTTGAGCATAAATCGGTTCATTTTGACAGACAGAAACAGGAATATTTGCTTCTTTGCAACATTTAAAATTGCAAGAAACACAACCAATTACCATAGAAGGTTTTTTATAATTTGAAAAATCCTCATCAATAATAGTTTTGATAAGCATTATAATTCACCTTTTGTTTGCGACAAATCATACCATTGTCTTGCTTTAAATTCTTTAAATCTATCAGAAGAATATGCTTTAGACGGAGATAGATAGCCTACAATTCTTTGATAGGTGTCGTAAACTCCCTCACCGCAAACTGGACAAATATCTGTTCCGACAAAACCGTGATGATTTTTGCAAGCGTTAATTTTGGTATTAAATGCAAAATAAATAACTCCTGCTTGCGCAATAGTGTTTAACATATCCCACGCAACATCGGTATTTGGAAAATTCTTCTCTAAATTTACATGTAAGATACTGCCGCCTGAACATTTAATGTCAAGAATAGAGCTTAATTTTAATTTTTCTTTTATTGTGCTTTTTGCCATGAGTGGTATCCATTGATTAGAATAGATAAAATTAGAGCAATCTTTATCATACAGCATATTATCTTTGGCGCATAAAACTACTGCTGCTCTTTCGGCAGGAACAGATTCTACATTAAAACTGTATTTGTCAGTAAAATTATCTTTAACTTCATTGATGGTATCAAAGATTTTACACGCAAATTCAATTCCTTTGTCTGTGTAACTGATATTTCCAAATTCATCTTTTGTTGTATATCCAAATTTGTTAATAGTTTCATATAGACCTAAAATGCCGATTGTAGAATATTGTTTATCCATCTCCATTCCACCGTCTATATAATTGGGTAGCAAACCCTTTTCGATATTTCTTTTAATAATTTCTCTTTGGACATCTAAAATTTTACAAGACAATTCAATTCTGTGTTTTAGTAATTTCAAATATTCATCTTCGTTATTTCCAACTTCATAATAAATTCTAACTAAATTAGTAGTGTTTACTTTAATTGAACCAATAGATAAAGCTGTACCTCCAATAGAATTAATAAAGCCAGATAATTTTGTAGTATTGCTCAAGAGTCTACAACAGTTAGATAAGGTTGTTACATCTCCACTAACAAAGAAATTACTATCGTTCCATGTAACATTATGGTCTGAACACCAACGAGCGAATTCTTCATCTACAAACTTGTTGTCTTTATATAATAAAGAATATGTCAAAACAGGAAAGGTGAACATATTTTTACTTCTAATTTCTGATACGACTTCCATGAAAACTTTTTGATGTTCAATTAATTCTTCAACACAATCAATAGCAAAAGTTCCGTCTGGATATTCCAAACCGCCAAATAAGCTCTTAATATACTCTCTATCAAAAATAGACACATTAACAAATGCACTTTGGTCTACTCGCATAAAAGGTTGATTTAATCTGTAGATTAGCTTTTGAAAAGTCTGTTTTAGATAATATTCGGGGGATTTAATATAATATCCAGTTTCACAATCCTTTTTCCAGAAATAATAAGTCCAAATTAAAACATTGGGAATTCCTACTGCGCCCGAAGAACGATTCGAGAAGTAGCTAATAAATTCAATTACATCATCGACAAAAGTAGTTAAATGTTGAGGAGGCTCGTTATTATAATTATCCAAAAAGAACAATCCTTCTTTGGCTAATCTACTCAAATCGTAAGCGAAGCAGTAGGCTAAAAATGTAGAAGTTGGAGCGTCATGCATATAATAAGCGCCATTGTACTCACATTCAAGCCATTCTCTCGCATCTTTTAACCCATATTTTTTGTTCATTTCATAGAATAGCTTATTAAAGGCGAATAATTTATCGTGGGATTTTCCTTTTTCACTTAACAAACTCCTAATATCCTTATGAGAAGCATTAGCATTAGCATCAATCGTAACGTCTGCTACGTTTTTATCAACAAAATTGTCAATAAAGTCGCTAAAATTCATTTGGCTGTCATGGAAGCCATTAAGGATTTCAAAATCCTCTCCGTATTTCTCTATAAGTTTATTTAATGTCGTTGTAAAATTTTTATCTGTTTTAATTCTAATATCCAACCTTATGCCTCCTGTTTGTTTACCCACTGAACAGCTTGCTCAAAATTCATAAGTTTACCATTGTCAACCGTCATTTGTGGTACTGCTAAAATATCTAATTCTAACATTTTGTTCACATCGGTCTCTTCTAAAAAAGAAATGTTTTTTTCTTTTAATTTCTTCTTTAGAATTTGACACTTAGGACAAGTATTTGTTGTGTAAATAGTAATTTGCAATAATCATCACTCCTTTAAATTTTTGGATATATATTATATCATATTTTTCATGTTTTGTAAAGAGTTATTTCAAAAGTTTTAACAAAAATTTTACACAATCTTCGCAGACCCAAAAATTTTCCTCATATGGATTATTAATACTGATTGCATCAACATTAATATTGTACCCACTAAAGAAATTTTCAAACTCTCTGCCACATAAAGGACAATAATACATATTCATATCCCCCTCTTTTTAATTAAAAGAATAAGTCAATCCAACTATCAAACCCAGAATTTACTCCATAATCCTTATAATACTGAGTAATTAAAGCTTGTAATTCTTTTTCTTTTTGTGTAATCTCGTCAAGTCTTGCTTTCTTTTGAGTTTTCAATTCTTCTTTTTCACGTTTCTCTGCATTTAACTTTTCTTCATATTGTAAAGCATCTTCTTGATTTTCAAACACTTTACCCTCAACATAGTATTTCATAATTATTCCTCCAATTTTGTTAATATAGAATATCTTTTCAATATCCATTCTTTTTCATCAGTCTTATACCAATTTCCCTTTTCGTCTTTTCGACTTTTATTTTTATGTTCAAATTCACATCTTAATACTTCACCCCCTTCAATAGGATATTTTGAATACCATTTTTTGTCAAGTTTAATTAATTGACTTTTACCATTCTTAGGTTTATATAGTTGGGCAAACGGTGTTCCATATTTATTCTTCTCAATGCCCATAACCATATAAACATCCCGTCCTGCATTATCTATATGAATATCAGTGTATCCTAAAGATTTTAACTGATAATAACTTTTTTGATACAATGTGCAATCTTTCACATCTGTTTGTTGCATTATTTCATCAATCATCATACATGAGTCATAAATAAAAATTGTCTTTTCTGTTTCTTTCTTGATAATATTATTCGATAAAGAATAGCCAAAATCCTGCTTTTTTACTTGAGTTTTTCCAAAGTATTTTTGAAATATAGAATAATATTCTAAAAGATAATTTACATCTCCGAATTTATCAAAAAACCCCAATTTAATTAAAATCTCCATTGAGGTTTTATTAATCTTTTTGCCGTTTACTTTAATCTGCTCGGTCATATATAGCAATTCAAGAAAATCATCGGGATTTTTTTGTGATATTTGATAAAGAATATCAGCAGCAACAGACTGAATATTTTTGATTGAATTAACACCTTTATAAATTACTTTTTGCTCTTTGTCGCACATATATTCAGATTTAGAATGTGCAAACTTGGGAGATTTTATCTCTATACCTATTCGATGAGCATAATTTGTGATATTTTGTGTTTTTTCTTCGTTATCAAAAAATATGTTAAGAGCGGAAGTTAAAAATTCTAAAGGGTAATAATATCTCAAATAACCCGAAATATAACCAATACAGCTATAAGCATCTGAATGATTCCAAGAGAAAGCATAAGAGCTTGCGTCTAATATCGTTTGAATAAAAGGTTTTATAATCTGCTCTGCTTTTTCTTTTGGTGTGTTAAATGTATTATAGGTGTATTCAATAAACCTCTGTTCTATTTCTGGTAAAAGCTGTTCTGTACCTTTCTTTTTTGCGATTGCTCTACGCACATTATCACTATCAGCCTGTGAGTATCCACAAAATTTGACAAGAAATTGCATAATATCTTCTTGCATTGTAACTCTACCTAATGTTGGAGCTAAAAATTCATCGAGTTCTTTTAGCCCTGTTTTGACTATTTTACCATTTGCAACCTCGTCACGATAACTTGCACAGGCAGGACGAATTAAACCGTTGCCAAATGAAAACCATTTGATGTATGAAAAATCAGAAATATATCTTTTAGCTTTTCTTATTGTTTCATCTGACATAAATTTTTTTAAATAATTTGACGAGCTTTCGCTTTCCCACTGAAATATTAGAGTGGTATCGTTTCGAATAGACTTCCAAACATCTTCGTCATTCAAATTAACATTATCTGGGTTTAATCTGTCAATGCCAATAAGTTTACAAGTTTCATTAATAACTCCTACGTTGTCAAGCCCGAGCAGATCTAATTTCACCCACATCAAATCGTCTAATTCTTTCATGTTTAACATAGACACTGGATAATTAGATGTTGATAAACTACAAACTCCGATATTACTTGCAATATCTTTATCTGTCACCAAAACTCCGCTTGGGTGTGAACCAACCGAAACAACTACACCGTTTACAATATCCACATATTCAAATAATTTTTCGTATTTTTTTCTTAACTCATCTGGAATTTTATTATCAACAATTTGATTACTAATCTCTTGTGCGATATTTAACGGAATATTTAACGCTCTGGCAACGTCTTTAACTGCTCCTTTTGTTGCAATAGTATTAAAAGTGATAATTTCACTACATTGAATATTGTCTAAATTCATGTGGTCTTTAAGCAAAAAAGATTTAATTTTTTCTCTGTCTTTATTAGAATAATCTGTATCAATATCAGCATTACTAACTCTGTTAGGATTCAAGAACAATTTATTATCGTATAAGCTCTTTATCTCATACTTCTTACAATCTCTTGTAAGTTTAGACTATATCTTATGATTTATTGTTTAATATTATATTTTAACTTTGTATTATTAATATAATTTTGATATTTAGTGTATTTTCTTAGTAACATATTATTTTTGTCTATATCTTTATACATAAAATCAAACATCTTTTCAACTTCGCTTCTTTTTGTTTGCCTTAGATAATAAGAGCCATTATTTGACCGTCCATCTTTGTATATATTTGACTTTATATTAAATGCCCTTAATTTATACATCATAGATTCCAAAAAATCAAACGAACCGCAAGTAATTGATGTTTGAGCATAAGTATTGTATTTTGTGTTTTTTATTACAATACTCCCATCGCCATCGAAATAACCTCTAATAAAATGTCTTATATATTCATCTGGTAAATCTGGAAATTGTATCGTTAACGATTTTCTTTGAACTAATTTAAAGTTTTTCATAAAAGTTATTCCTTCGGTATTTCTATATTTTAGCGAATAATTTTTACCTTGTCTGTAGATTTTATTTCCTATACACATACGATTATGCAAATACTCTATCATTTCTTTATCGTTTAAATTAATCCATACACATTCCATAGTTTTATTTCTTCCTTGTGGGGTTAAACACCCATCTGACATTATTAGACCAAAAACATAGGCATTAAAATCGTTCCAGCCACTTTCAAAAATATTTATATCCATACATACACCCCCTTTTTATTAAAGTGACAATAAATCATCGGCGCATTCGTGTTTTTTCACCATAGTAAATACATTAGGCTACTCAATTAGTCGTTGAGCCTTTATGTTGTTTCCAACATACTTGGTTGCTGATTGTCTAATCTTTAATAATTTCACCATACCTTGGTAATTAACCTTGCCGCTATCCATATCACTATGATAGTTTGGTTATTAAAGTTCTAAAGAGTTTCCAGCAATTCACGCCGTTTTACTTCCGCTTTAATCAAATCAACGGAAGAAGTTAAGATTGAATTTTAGACTATTCATTTGTGTAACATCTAACAGATAAGCTATCATCGAACCGCTAACTGACCCTCTACCAAAACCGCATTGAATACCGTTTTGTTTTTCCCACTCTCTAAGATAAACCTCAAGTAGCATAAAATCTATTGCGCCAACCTTTTTATATACTTTAAACTCCTCGTTTACAATATCTTTTACTTTTTGCTTTGGATATTGCGATAAAACCTCTCTATGTTCTCTTATACCTTGATTTATCTTATCTTTGAATGTTTGTTCGGGATTATCATAGATTTTGGGATATTTTGTATTTTTATCTAAATCAAATGGCTCAACCATATCAGCGATTTTATTTGTATTTTCTAATGCGACTTTATAAACACTTGCCGATATTCCTTGCTTTTCAAAGGCGGCACATAATTCGTCATAGGTTTTAAAGGTTAAATCCCAACCAGACTCTTCTTCAAATTTAATATTTTTTGCTAACTGTAAAATTTCTCTGCCTTTGACATGGATATTATTCAAACAATGTGTATCTGTTGTGGCTAATAGCGGAATATTAAAACGCTTACTTAAATTAATAAGTTTTTTATTGTACGCTATTTGTTCGCCGACATTATGGTGTTGAATTTCTAAAAAACACCTACTTTTGTTTTGTATGAGCCAATCAATGAAATCTAAATATAAATTTTCGTCAGCTTTGTTTAATATTCCACCAAGACAACCTGTAGACACGATTATATTATCGCTTGTGTTTTTTAATTCGTTATAGGTTATTCTTGGAGAATAGTAGAAATGATTATCGTGCTTGTTGAAAGATTTTGAAATTAATTTATTTAATTCTAAAAATCCTTCATAATTCTTAGCAATCAATAAACAATGATAATTGTCCCTTATTTTCTCTTTGAGGGAATGGGTTACATATGCTTCTACTGCATGAATATATTTCATTCCAGCTTTTTCTATTGCGCATTTTTTATGCCACCACTCTAAAATATTACCATGTTCACTAATCGCAAGAGCACTCATTCCACATTCTTTGGCTTTGTCTACATAATCTTGAAACCCTGTAACACTATCGATTGTTGTTGTAGCGTTGCTTAACATTGTATGGCAATGTAAGATAGTATAAATATCCAAACTTTCACCTCCCTACTTATTATAACCTATCAATTATCATTTGTCAAGAGAACAATTCATCAAAATTAAAATTATTTTCTTCTTGTTGGATTTCCATTTCTTCAATTAAGATCTGTTTCTTTGTATTTCCTTCATATTCATTAATTTGCAATTTACCAATAATCTCAATATTCATGTACACATCTTGCTGGATATTATACTTTTCTTTCCAATCTTTGGAGCAAAAAAACTTAATAAAATCAATATCATTAATTCTAAATTTAATTGTTGTTTTCGATTTTCCGATTTCTTGAATATCTTGACCATTAATATGAATATTGTAAATATGATATAATGGCTCTTTTAAATCATTTCCGAATATCTCGTTAAATTCATCAAAATATCCATATAAATAGCTCGGGATGTTCTGAACATCTAATGATTTTATAACAGAATATTCCGTATTAAAATCCATATCCAAACTATTGCAATAATCTTTAAAGCTTTCAATATCGTTAATTTTAATTCCTGCTGCGCAATCATGACCTCTACACCAATCGCAACTATCGGATTGATTAAAAATCTCCAATATGGGAACAGGACTTCTCATTGAACCAATGCCATTATCACGAATAATAACTGTTGGTTTTTGATATTTTCCTGCGATATTGTTTGCTAATAAACCTGTATAATTTGGCTCACAATCATTATATTCACAAATGATAAAATTATTCTTATTATCAATTTTATTTGATAAATCTGTTGATAATTTTTTAATAATATTTTGCTGATTTCTATGTGCTTTTTCTAATTCTATTAGTAAATTATCAATATCATCTTGTGACACTGTAGTTAATCCTGACAATACGCAACCTAAATATTCCTTTAATTCCTGATTACCCGCACGAATAACGGCATTTATCTTTGGAATAATGGTAAATGAGAATGAAATCGGGGTTGGCTCGGCTTTAAATTTTTCAATCATAGCCAACAATAATTTATTTTTAATTCGCCGTAAACCGTAATAATTAATCGCTCTATTATAACAATTCGACAAGCTCATATCATCTGCAATATTTCCCAAAGCGACTAAATCAATTAAATCTCCGCTATACCTTTTATTATCCATCGCATCTAAATATCGCAAAAATTGATAAACCGTTGCTGTACCCGAACCACATTTATTTAATGTTTCTTCAGAGAATTGAGCGTTAATCATAGTCATGTATTTATTTGGCTCATTAGTATGATGGTCGATACATAAAATCTCATAGCCTTTTTTTGCCAATAAAGCACATTCTTTTTCCTCTCCACTTGCATCGGGAATAATTAATAACCCATCTGATTGTTGTGTCAAAAATGTCATAACTTCTCTGTCAGACAATCCATGCTCTTTTCCTTTGTGGAAAATAGGGATGATATTTGCTCTTTTGCTTACTTGTTTTAAATATTGAATTAAAATTGAAGCACTACAATATCCGTCAACATCACAATCGAACAATACATAAATTCGCCTATTAATATGCTTATGAATCAAGTCATAGCCTTTTTTCATATTATCATATAACATAAAATCTTCTACCGATTTTTTTGTTGGCTTTAAAAATTCTTGCCAATCATTGATGTTATATTTTTGCAATAGGTTTTGAATGTTAATTTGTTCGTTATCCTTAAATAACTCTTTTATTTTCATCTTTCGTTTTCCTCAAGCTCAAATTGGTTACAAAACAAAACTTTATAATAAATCCCTTGGTATCTTTTGGGAAATTTTGGTCTTGTAACGAGAACCATATCATTTCTGGCGTTTAAATCTCTCGCCCATGAGCATTTATTGTTCATATTTGTTGATTTTTTGCAATTAAAACAAATTGAGTTATTAATCATTTTAAACATTTCTTCACTTGTAATAATATGTGCATCATTTACTGTCGCAAGATTCTGGTTTAAGATAATAATGCACATCCTTTCCATCATATAGAGCTTTATAAAACTTTACATATACATCGGCTTTCTGCATATCTTCTCTTCCGTTTTTATCCAACGCTCTTTTTCTGTATTTCCAAATATTGCACTCACAAAAAGCCATTACTTTTTCTTTCCCAAAAAACATAATCATCTCATCGATGGCTTCCATATAGCCATTTGTATAATGCGCTGGAGAATTTACTTTATCGTCCTCTAATAATTCCTCATCCTCTTCTGTGCTATCTGTGAGCTTGAAGCATAAATCCCAAACATCATTAGGTGACAATCCTGTATTCTCGTACTGTGCTAATCTGTCATAAATATAAGCATATCCCATTTCTTCTTTTAAATCAATATCATCGTGCCATCTGTTACATTTTGTTAATCTATCCATTAATTAGTCCTCCTTTGTAAAGTGATAATATAAATAATCATCGTTGTCTGCACCATTTTGGTAATTATTTTTACTATTATTTGCACTTTTATTATCATTTAATCCTTGTATAAAACTATAAACACAAACACCTATGAAAATAATAACGCCTATCCAGCCCATTACTCCATATGCAAATACTCCAATAACCACAAGAATAGGAATAAAGATTAAAACAAATAAAATATTGCATAAGTAATGAAACAATTCATCCATGATCTCATCTCCTTTACTTTAATTTTACTCTATTATAATACAATTCATTCCAAATGTCAATACCTTTATCTGTCGGACTATCCTTAAAATCTAATAAATTTTCTTTATCGTATATAACATACACATCACAATACGGTCGGCACTTTTCATATATTTTTTTGACCCATCTGAGCCACTTTTCAAAGTTTTCGTCTTTTACTTGATCATATTGTTTATCAAGGGCTATATTGATTTTATTTACCCCTAATTGAAGTAGTTGGTATATTTTATCAATACTTGCATTTACACCGAATAAACCTACAGAATTGTTCATTTTAACATATTCTTCGAGCTGCAAAACAGACTTTGCTGCCTCAAACAATACGACCTCTTTTGTTTGTCTAATACTGTCTTGATTTTGATACAACCCAAACAGACATTGACTTGTAGGAAATTTATACTCTGTTGATAATGTTTTTAAGGGAATATATTTATATCCTTTGTCAATCAATTCTTGGTTGGTATTTCTTGCTTGAATACCAACCAAATCGCCACTAATATTAAACACAGGAAAACATATTTGTCCTTTAGGGATATAGTATTTAATTTGAAATTTATTAATAGCCGATTTTGATATATTGTCTTTTAGTAGATTGTCGGGATATAAAACATCTAAATTATCGAGAATGTTCTTGTCATAAATCGTTAAATTGTCGTTTTTTATTTCATTTTGGCTAAATTTATTGAAATATCTCTGCCAATTAAATTCTTTGGTTTCATTTTGAGAACCTTGATATTTAACAATTTTTATTAAATAATGAATTATATCCATAAAAACAAATGTTCTATTTAATAATCTCCAGCGTTCTGCTATTAGTGCAATTATATCTCCACTAAAGCCACAAGTATAACAATGAAATGATTGAGACTCTTTGTAATAGTACAATTTAGGTGAGCCGCTGTCTGAATTAACATTATGGCAACCTGTCATGTAGATTAATTCCTTTGTATTTTCTTTGACGAAAGATATATTTAAATCGTCCATTATATCCTTAATATTATCGTCTGTTATTTGAGATTTTAAGTCTTGAATGTCAATCATATTCATATTGTAATTGAAGTAAATTTAAGTATCTTAGAATATATTCATTTAATCCGTGTTGCCAATGTTTAAATAACCTTAAACCAACTGATTTAACATTAAAATCTTCATTCTGTTCATCATAATCTATTAAAGCAACCGTAAAACAACTATTTTCAGTCCCCCATAAAACCAGCTCATATTGTCCACATTTATTTGTCTCTCTAATTTCAAAATCGTGCCATTTCATACAATATAATCTCCTTTGTAGTCTAAAAGATTTTCATAGTCATGACGAGATCCATACCAATCATCATAATCATTATCAGAAAAAGAATAATCCTCTCCGATGACAAATTTAACATCTTTGAATAAAATCTTAGACTCACTAAGTCTTTTTGGATTTAATAAATCTTCTTTATCTAAGATAGGAACATATTTCCAACCTTCCGCTCCGTCATACTCGTGCCGATACAAGATTGCTTTTTTCGTATAAACTAATAAAGATTGGTTTATCTCTTGACAGCCGTATCCACTATCATAATTAATATCTTTTGCTAATTTTTTAAAATCACTCCAGTTTAAAAGCGTTTTACCGTCATACGCACCGTAAACATCTTTTTCGTCAATTTCTAATACCTTTAAACAATCTAAAGTTTCATTTAATAAATTCATATTATCACCCTTTCACATATATAATACTTTTTCCAGTTACATACATAGCTTTTCCTGTTTTAATATTAACACAATTAAGCTTGCAACCATAATTAATCACAATCAATTCTGTTTTTAGATATGTTATACCCACTGGCTCATACCTAAATTTCTCTCCTGCTCTAATACAATCAAAGGTAGTTTTAATTAAATATGGCTTCATTTTAATGCCTCCAAATACATTTATCTTGTTTATTTATAAAATCATTGTTACATTCATCGCATATTCTTATTTCAAATTTCCAAGGCTTAATATTGATTTTCTTTCCGCAACAATCGCAATATTGGGCGCTAATAGCTCTCATAATTTCTCGCCATTTTTCACGTTCTCTCTTATTCCCAATAATCACCAAATCGGATTCCCTTTCACTTGAAAGCTCTAAACGCTCAAAATCCCATAAATGTCGTTTTAGAGACTTTAATTTGGAAAAAATGATATATTCCCTTTCTGTTTCAGAACTAAACATATTGTTAAGCGTTAAATCGACATTGTTTTTCATTTTAAAACAACACTTCTAATCTTGGAGAATATTGATTGTTTAATTTTTGCCTTGCGTTCAGTTTGTCGAAATTGATTATCCAAGTTATCTAATTGTGCCTTTAATTCTTGAATATCTTGAGGTGTCGAAATTTCCTTTCTAATATCCTCTCCAGTCTTTTTTATTGTTTCATTTACCATTTTATCAAGGGTTAAATCGCAATATTCATCAATCCAATCTCCTAAGAAATAAAATCTATCAATGATGGTTCGAGTGTTTTTGTCTTGAAATGTTCCAAATAAAATCGGGTCTTTTTCCCTTCTTTCTTTAATTACTTCCTGCTCAATTTTGCCTGTATAATCGGTAAACACAACATAAAGTTGGCTAAATTTATCTTTTACTTGAGAAATAGTTTCAATAATTTCATCTGGGATTTCTCTTTCGTAATTTTCTAATTCAATAATTTTAACAACATCTTTTGCAATATTGTCAATATATTTTTCAATATCATCTTTATAAATAAATGTATTAATGCCCATTTTAACAATTTCTCGTTCTTTTTCAATGCATTCTAAATGAAAAATTAATTTCTTCATTCCTTTTGTTTGACCTGTAATTTTATATTTATTTAACAAAGTCAAGCAATTATCATATACTTTTACTAAATCTTCATCTGTAATATGTTGTTTCTTATCTTTAACAATATTAAAATATTCAGATGGAGTTAATTCGTTCTCGTTACTATTCACATTATCCTCTCCATTTCCATAATTTTTCTACTTTATTTGTTCTTGTGCTTTTATCTAAGTACAAATTAAATCTTTACTCCAAATACATTCAAAATCATCGGGCATATTGTATTCGCTAATTAGCACAATGTTATTTTGACTCATCATTCTACACCAATCATAAAATTCTTCGTAGGGAAATTGTTCAGTTGCATATTTTGTAGTATCTTTATATGGAATATCTTCATAAATAACATAACCTTTAATATTTTTATCGACATCTCTAAAATCACAACACTCAAAATAAATATCTTTCAGATTAGGGGCTTGCTTGATAATATTTTTAATTGCTTCATCAGTATAATTTCTTACTGTTCCAACTTTAGTTTTAACATTATTTGCATATCCACCAAACCACTTAGAGTTATAAGAGGCACAAAATCCAACTAACCCTACATACCAATTCAGATATAACTCTTTATGATTTTTTACTTTATAATATTCTTCTTTTGAAATTGTATTAGGAAATACCGAAGTATCTCTTTGTGCTTGTTTTAAAAGTGCGATTAAATATTTGTGAATATCGCTACCGTAGCGATTTTTACAATTAATTTTATCAATAATGTTAGCTCCTCCTACAAAGTTTTCCATATAGTTTTCAGTATGGTTATCATCTATATATTTCTGAATGATTGGGACTAAATCTTTTGCCAACCTATTTTTACTTCCAACATATTTCATTCTAATTCTCCTTTTTATTATTATATTCTAAAGAAAATTTTAGAAATTCTAATCTCCCATTTAATTGACTATATTTTCCAGCAATATTGGAAAATTCTCTGTCTAATTCTTCTTTATCAATCAAGCCTTTTTTGAAAAAAGCAATAGTATTGCTCGCTCTTCTAATCAAAGAATGTTTTTTAATATTGATTATTTTCATTTCTCTTTCTGTTTCTTTATCTTTCCTTTTAAATATCATAACTAATCTCCCCTATATAATTTTAAATCCTGATATGCGCAAATTGTACTACTACTCATATTATTCAATTCTTTTACTTCTTCGCAATAATCTCTAATATCCATCCAATCTGGCTTGTATTGATATCCATAATTATACAATGTATCACCTTCTTGGACAATCACAGTAAATACCGTTTTGGTTTCATTCCACTCGTGCCAATTATAAATATCCTTTGCAATATTAATTGTAACACATCCGACAGCTAAAAACAATAGTAAAATCATGATTTTTAAATAAATTTTCGCTTCGTCCATATTATTTTACTCCTTTATAAATAATACCCTCACCCAATCATTAGCGTTCCAGTCACAAGAAAAATCCGCAAAACGATAATCTTTGCCTTTATCAAAAGCTTTAAATAAAAATGCTCTTATTCTTTTTGGTTCAAGATTGACGATATCCGCATATTCTTTTCGGTTAGAGAAATGTTTTTGTCGAATTTCAAATAAGGTTTGATTACAGGCGTTCTCAAAAAAAATCATTTCAGTTTTGAGTAATTCAATTCTATCGGAATACTCATTTAAATATGTTTGAAACTCTTCTTGTTCACCTTTTAAGATAATATCAATTAATCTTTCATCTGTAACATGACCATTATTCCTCAGATAATGAGCTTTAATATATTTTGGGGATTTAATTTTTATTCTATTAAAATATTTGTCGCATACAACATAACCTTCTTCATCATACGGAAGTAATTTCGATATTTCGACAACATCTTCCAACGAACGAAATTTATATCTTTTAGGAAATGAAAAATAACAAGAGACAATACTATCTTCTGGCAAATACTCTTTATTATTTTTATTATTTCTAAAACCTAAAAAATACAATTTTGTTTCTGGATATAAGATGACGTGTTTATCTAAAGGTGAAACTAATTCAAACATATATGTGTTATATCTTCCTGCTTGATACATTAGTTTTTTAAATTCTCCCCAATCCTGCAAATTACTATTTAAAATAGCTTTTTCAAATAAGCAACGATAATTTTTATCTTTACCCACTCCATATGAAGCATCTAAAGCGTCTATACATCCATTTGTTGATATATGCCACCCATCATCTTCACAGTACCAAATTTTAATTAAACTTCCATCAATCTTTTCTTGCACGGATACCCCTTCCCATTTAATGTCTGGACAATAACTTTCGCCATAATTACCAAACTTATCAAATCCATGGCAGACACATTTCCAATCTTTTTCTCTGAAAATAATACCTCTTGCTTCTCTTACAATCTCGTTATTAAAATCTGACAACTGTTGATTGTATTTAAACAAAACATATCCATCTTTTCTTTTAATGGTGAGATAATATGGATAATCAGATAATTTTTCTTCCCAATCTGGATTATTTAAAATAAAATTTTGCAGTTTCATTTGATTTTCTCCTTAGTGAGCATTAATATCGCATTCATTTAATTTATCTAATTCTTCTTTTAAAAATTGCGGTAATCTGTCATAATATTTACTATGATGAAATTTGTCCATATGATGATTAATTAACCATGATATAGTAATATTCCTTGTAGTTCCTAATGAAATATAAGTTCCAACATTTTCGTGATTATAATAATGAGCAATATCTGTTGTTTCTCCTTTGGTATTGACGAATGATTTCACATATGGTTTTCCGCAATCATGCCAATATGCAGCTATCTCGATTATATATCCAAAATTTTTATCAACAGCATATCTTTGCGTTTCTCGGCTATGTCCTAAAATATTAAGCGCATGATAAGGGTTGTCGTGACGAATATTCATAGATTTTCTAACTTTAGATACATAGTCCGCATAATCAAATTCGTAGGGTTCAATCCATTTAATATAATTAAACCCTTCATCGTAAAATGGTATTTCAAATCCTTGAACCATTTTATTAATAACTTTTCCCCAACACTTCTTTCTCTGTTTGAGTCATCTTTAATACATTGGTAAATAGGTTTCCATATAATATGACATTCAGTTTTAACAAACTTAGGCAATTTATTTAAGATTCCTAACCTATATTTTCTTTTTAAATTGGTAGCATCATAGATAACATTTAAACCATTATCCAAACTCGATAAAATACGCTCATGCACAAGCTTAAAAACTTCTTCTGGATTTCCTTGAATATTTTCATCTCCATATAGTTCTTTTCTAATATTGTCGGACGAAACAATGACAGCTTTTTCATTAGTTTCATTTGACATTATTCTTTGAAGGTCTAAAGCGTAATGCGATTTGCCACTTGCAGGTAAACCACATAACATATAAAATTTCGGAAAATCAAACATAACAAACACTCCTTGTTTTTTTTATTTCTCCATCATTGCAATAATTTTTTTTACTTCTAATAATCTCCCAATATTTTCAGTTATATCATACTCTGCTGTCTCTTTTATGGCGTCATTTGATGCTGTTAATTTTAGAGTTTGATTCTTTGAAATTCTTTCCTCGATTGTTCTCTTTCTTTCGTAAAGATACCCCAATAAAAAATTTTCAATCAAATTCATGTTAAACATCTCCTTTGTTTTATTTGATATATGTATTATAATCCACAATTTTTTAAATGTCAATAGCTAAATTAAAAAATATCCTGTTATTTTTCAATAACAGGATTAAAAATATCTTATATATCAATCTTCATATCTTTAACTGAACATATAACTTTAGAAGTTTTATCGACTTTAGATAATTCATTTCTCAAATCATCTGCAAATTTTAGTTTTGATTTTTCTTCGCTGTGAACTAAAACTATCTTGTTGTAATTAATTTGAGAATAATATTTCAACAAATCTTCAAAATCAGCGTGAGACGAAAAAGAATTTAAAACAGTAATTTGAATATTGTTGCTTAATTTTTTGCCTTCAATATTAACAATGGGGTACTTAACCTTGTTTTTTATTTGCCAAGCTAAGCTATTTTCTCCAGTAAATCCGCAAAAACAAATATGATTTCGACAATCGGGCAATAATTTCTTTGCCCACATAATTGACCTGCCTGACTGCATCATACCAGAAGAAGCTAAAATTATCATTGATTTTTTATCTTCTTGATATACAATACTATCCTCATGAGAATTAACTTTTTTTAATTTATCCCAATTCCAAACCTTATCCCAATATTCCTGTTGCTCATTGGGTATAATTTCTTCCCAAATATCGGCAATTTTAATCCCTAATGGAGTATCAACAACAATATCGATGTCTAAATTATCATAAAAAATATCATACAAGACTGACAATATATCTTCTAATCTATTTAAAGAAAATATAGGAATTAATAACTTACTATTATATTCTTGAATTTGCCCAACAATAGTTTTTAATTTGTTAATATCAGTTTGCCTGTCTTTAATCTTATGAATACGTTTATGGTCTGAATAAGTACATTCTGCTATTAATAAATCGACTTGCTCAATAGGTTTTAGTGGCATTAAATATCGCTTATCTAATTTAGACGAGCCAATATCAGAAGTATATCCAACTTTTTTAATATTATTTTCATCACGCAAATATAAGATAATCTGTGCAGAATTAACGATATGATGAGCCGACAAATATCGGAACGAAATATCACCATTTATCCAAATTTCTTTGTTAAATTGACACTCGATTACATGATTTAAAGTGTTATAAACATCTTCTTCAGTATATAAGGGGGGCATTGAAATTCTTTGCGATTTCTTGTATGACTCGTATTCTTTATTCATAATTTTAACACTATCAAGAAACATTATTTCTAATAGTTTTTTAGTGTTTGTGGGAACATATAAATTACAAGTTGCGCCAGCTTTATATAATGTTGGTATTAATCCGATATGATCTTGATGAATGTGACCAATGATTATAGCATTTAATTGTTTTGCTTTAAGATATTTTGATTTTGTTTTATTTGTTTTATAATCATCTATGGGAGAATTGGTCTGCACTGAACCATATTCTAATAGAATATTATAATCCAAATGTTTAATTAAATGACAACTACCTGTCACTTGACTTGTTGAATTTCCAATCGCATGGTAATAAGATTTTGATTTTTTACTCATAAAATTCATCCTCATCTATAGAATTACTATCATATGAAAACCCTCTTATTACCTTTTCTTCTTCTTCGTCATATTGATAATCATTAATTTTTTTATTACACTGTGCAATTATCACATTATTTTTTGCCATTTTAGATTGACACCATGTATCAAAAATATCTCTAATATCAAGTAAAATCGGCAATATAACTGAAGTAAATAAAACTCCTATACAAAAATAAAGAATATAATCACCTACTTTCTTTAATCATATTCAATATACGTTTTGTTTATTTTAATAGGATTATTGTCTTTATCTAAAACCAATAAATCTTCCGACCTTCCTGTTCCTAAATCAACATATTGAAAAACTTTGATATATTTTGGATAAGCGCTTGAACGACCTTTGATAATATGAATAATATTATTTGGTCTATTTTTTGTGTCTAATTTACCATCAATCATTAATTCTTCAAATATATCTAATTCTTTTTGCTTAGGTGGAAGCATCACCATTGTTCCATCTGTTTTACGGACTTGCGATTTACCTCCAGCCAAACAACTTTCTGTAGGAAACGGCATTTTATCTTCTTCATTATTAGTTTGACATCCTGTGATGATATTTATATCACATTCTCTTTGAACTTGTTTTAATCTATCAGTTAAAGTTAATAGAACCATATCTTGTCTTTGAGGAATTTTAGTCTCATTTGCTAATTTGCCAGACACAATTCCATTATCTTGAATATAATCAAAACAAACATTTTTTACTTGTTTGTTATAAACATAATCTTTAATTTCAGAAATCAAAGAATCTATCGTAAATGATGGGTCATCGACAATATATAGTTCACTTTCGAGGAGTATTTCTCTTGCTCTGTCAATACGATATTCTTCGTCTTTTGCGTACTTTCCATCAAGGATTTTGCCTCTTTCTACTCCGCTAATCCATGAGATAATAATGATGTCCAGTCCTGTTTCTAAATCCATTTCAGTGTTAATAAATAAAGATGAACCTTCTCGACTTTTATTTTTGATAAAGCTTTGAGATTTATAATCCCAATATTCGGTAACAGTCATTTGGCATAAATCCCCAAGAGATAAAACACTTTTACCTGCACCAGATTTACCAGCTCGAAGAATTAAACCCATTGCTCCACGAAAGATAGTGTTAAGATAGGGAGATTGAAAACTTGAACCCATCAATGGGGATTCTTTTAGTCGCTCTTTAGTTTCAGCAAAATTTGTTCCTGCTTGATATTCTCGAACATTGACATTTTTAATAAATCTTTTGCGAATATCATAATCTTGCGCTTCAAAATGATTAATAATTTGTTCAACAGTATAATTGTCAAGATTTTTAATATTATCAATAACTTCATCATAAAATTGACTAATGTCTCTGCCTTGTTTTTTATAAACTCTAAGCAAAGACATTTTCTTTAAATTATTGTAATATAATGCAAAAAGATTTTGATTTGCTATTTTTTTGCAGTTATCAACAAAAACTAAAAAATCATTTTGAATTAAAACCTCATATTGTTTTGGATAATTTTGCGCAAACCTATCTATCGCCATTTTATCAATCTCGACAATATCATTATCTGCCAAGTTATCAATTACCGCAAATAAAATTTGATGAAATTTAGAGGGAGAAAAATCATCTCTGTCTAAAAAATATTTATCACTTTTTAATAGCTCAACATTATTCATAATGCAGCCTAAAACCATAATAGCATCTTCGTAACAATATAGTATATTTCACTCCCCCTCTATAAATCATCAATTCTTGATTTTTGTCTAATTTTCTTAAAATGTTTCTTTTTAATAACCGTATCAAATTGATTTATTTCAGTTTGTTGCGACATTTTTTTTAATTTTTGCTGTTCTATATAATATTCTTTAGCTTCGTCATATATATATGCAACAATGCCAACACCTTTGTCATTTGCCCAATTTCCATGTTTAACATTAATAAAATATTCTAAACTCAATTTTATACCTGAATACTTCATTTTTTGGTTATCATGAAATCTTTTAATCTGGATATAAACGAATTGTGGAATTTTATTATTATATAATTGATTTAGACAATCAATTAATTCTTGATAAGATAATATATCCTCTTGGCTTTTTAGATAACATTTCTCATTGCAATAATAATATCTTTCACGTCTACTAAAAGCAGTTGATTTAGGGATTCTTTTACCACAATGTCTACAAGTTACTAATGTTTCTTTAGCCATTGTTCATTCTCCTTAATCATTTGTTGCTCTCGTTTATAATCCAGAATTTCTTGCTTTACTTTTTGATAATTTAATTTGCGTCCTGTGTTTTTTGAATCTATAATAAAAAGGATTGGCTCTTGATAATCATGGGCAATATTATCATCAATAAAAGGGAGCTGATATTCTAAATTTTGTCGATAAACATATCCGTTGTGAAATTCATAATTTTCATTCACTAAATTCATAATATTCACCTTCCCTTTTAATTTATTATAAAACTTATTTTTGCCTATGCAAACTGTGTCTATAGTCAATTTTGAATAGCCTTTTTTATATGTTTCGTCTAAGAAATTCGCACTAAAAATCGTTTTGTTTTGCCATTGTAATAGATTTCCCCCAACCATCAATAAAGACGGCTTATTTTCGCCAGAAAGGCGTTTTACACGATGATTTATACTAACAATTCCACCTAATGAACTCTTTAATAAATCATCATATATTTTATATTCATCATTATCTATATCTTTAATCCATTCATAAGGAATGCCAAAAACTCTAAGAAAATTATAATATTCTTGTTTCTGATATTCCTTATTGATATTGAAACGACATAGATAATATCTATTATTGCATTTGATTGAAATTTTGGCTTTGATTTTATTAACTAATATCTCAATGTTGTACTCCGATAATTCACCACAAATCAAAAATTGATTCTTAAAACGGCAAATCATCATCCTCATCTTCCGAGAATTCTACTTCATTATCATCATTATCTCCAAACATATCTTCAAAATTTTGTTCTTGCTCTTTGGATTTTTCAGATTTATTTACTCGAACAGAATCGTCTAACTTTCTTAACTCTGGCATAGTAAAATCTCCATCCTCAATGGCTTTAATCGAACGATATAATCTAACATCTTCGGTTGTTTTAACTTTGCCATCATTGCCGAGATATTCTCTAATACCGATAACTAAACCAATATATTTTTTCTCTAAAGTTTTTTCGTGTGTTCCATCAAATTTAAAGTTTTTATTAGATTCTTCAATAGAGGTGATAAAAGATTTAAAGAAACTCTGCGCTTTACCCTCTCTGTAGTATACTCTAAAGGTATTTTTCGCCCAACCCATTTCCTTTTCGAAATTAGTGAAATAACCTTTATGTTCGCCTCGTGCTACATCATATTGAACTTCCAAATATTCTTCGTCAGGATGGTCTACAACCTTTTTAATTGCACACACATAGCCACCAGCAGGAAGTTGTTTAAATTTGCCACCAGTAGTATTTAAATCGTCAACTTTGCTTAAATCAATTTTTCTCATTCTCATTTTCTCCTTTGTTTTTGTTATTATTTATTAATATTCCCATCCTAATTCTTTAAGGACTAATGCAATATCATTTTCAATTTCATCTTTATCTTCAAAATATCCCATAGGAACACGAGCAGAAGAATTTTCAGAACGTAAAATAAATTTATATTGTCCGTCCTCGTGCCGTGTTAATAGGACAAGCGAAGCATACCCTGTTAAATTAATCTTCTCAAGCTTTCTTCCGTTGGTTACTAATGTTTCAAATCCTTCGTCATTAACTGCCGTATGTCCTACCATGATAATGACCAAATCGTCTCTTAATTCATTTGCCTTTTCCATAATACCATAGCCAAACGAGCCAATGTCTGACCATTTTTGAAAACCATTATTTGATTTAGTGTCCAACATTTCTCTTGCAACCATAGCTGCTGAAATTGTATCAATGACAACATATTTAATCTGCGTTTGCTCTTTACTAATAACATCGAGCAGGTTTAAGATCTTGTCAAAATCTTTTGTTTTCAAATAGTTTTTGTTCTTCGCATTATAATTTTTACTAAAATCTTTCCATGGGTCAAATTTACCATCGCAGTTTACGAAGAATGTTTTCTTAGGGTCTAAATTCCGTAAACTACACGTTTTACCACTTGCTTGCAAACCTTCAATTAAAATACTTTTTGACAATTAAATCTCTCCTTTAAAATTGATATACTCTATATTAACACATTTTTCTATATTTGTAAAGCTATTTTTGCACATTTTTATAAAAAAATTCGTTATAAGCATCATATCTATCTTGAATGTTGGCTAAATTTACATCGGGATTATTGTTTGCTGCCCAATCAAAGAAACGCTTTAAATATCCACAGGTTTTAAATTCTGGACAACCACATCTATAAATACAATTAGGGACTAAAACATCGGCTTCTAACGGATTTGTTTCATGTAATGCAATCTTTAAATCTTCTGCTAATTCTCTTGCTTCTTTTGTAGCCTGATAACATAATCTTTTGCGACACATATCAATTAAACTCTGCATATTAGCATAACCATCATAGTTCACTGGTGCATTTTGTGGTTTTTCACCTCTTGGGGTATCGTCAATCAATCTATCATCTCTTTGTGTACTGATAAATTTTTCATATTTGTGTCGGCTATGCTCCGTACTAACCCAATACGGAATATCACTCCATGTCCAATCAAACTCTAACAATCTAATAGGTGAATGTTCGGAAATTAAAAGTTGATATTTGAATTTTTCTGTTGGCTCTTTTTCGGTAAAATCTTTGTTATCGGTTGTTCTACAATGATTTTTTACCCTTTTCCAATCGTCTAAAATAAAATTGAATTTTGTTTTCATTAAAAATTTTCAACCTCTTTTATAAATTCTTTTAATTCACAATCTGAATATAAATACATTCCGATAAAACATTTTTCTAAAGGGCATCTAAAGCAATCGCCATGACATCGGTTGCAAATATATCTTAGTTTTTCAAAAAAATCTATTGTTTCCAATGCCGCTATCCTCCTCTATTAATTCATTATATATATTAATTAAATCGTCTTTTGTATAATTACGTTCTTGGTAGTTGCTAATGGTGTTATATAAAATTTCTTCCTCATCGTTAGTTAATTTAATTAACAAGTCGAGATTTGTTTCGATTAGGTCATTTACGAAGCCAATAAATCTACCATTATCGCCAAAAATCAATTTAAAATTATCCATATAATCTGAACAAGAGATTAATCCATCCATTTGGTGACAAAAATCATCTTGAGTTAAACAATTATTTCTATTGCTTTCTTGTAATTTGTCATAAATATTAGCGACTTTAATTTCAAAGTCATCATCTACAATCGGCAAACAATCAAAAATTTCATCTCTGATAGAACAATCATTGTTTCTAAAAAATAATGTTAATAAATCAACATTATTATCTAAAATCATGTAAATACCGCTCTCTTCATAAAAATCTTGCGAAAAATAATCTGAATATAAATCTAATGCCAGAAAAGAAACATTTAATTTATTCATTATCATTTCAAACTCGTTGTAATTCATCTTAACCTCCTATTAGTTTATCCATTTAATAATTGGATCACCCTTAAACCCTTTTTCCCAAACGTACCAACCGTAAGCTACTGCTGTGCCAGTACCCTTGCTATATTTTTCAAAATCGCCATTTTTAGCACATTGCAATCTGGAAGATGAGACATATAAAGTTTTGAATGGGTATTTTTTAAATAATTCTTTGCGAGATTTGCTTTCAAGAAATGTCAATTTTAAAAACATGGCTATTTTAGTACCATCAGATGAAATGTCTAAAGCGTGCTGAATAAAAGATTGGGCGCAATTCCCACTGATAAACTCTTTACCATTTCTCCTTAATAAAAAGACACCATTTTTGTTTAAATTTACACACCAAACGCCACCATTGTAATGTTTGACTGATTTTTTGGCACTCGGATAAAATATTTTATTATAATGTGAATTAGGCGAATATAAAATTGTATATAGCTTTGTTTTTTCACCACTTAATATAGTGTATTCTTGTGTTGTTATATGAGACAAATATCCTAATTTTAATAATATCTCTTGTATATCTTCAGCCAAATGTTTTGATATGGTTCTATATATACGTCCGACAATATTTTTAGTTACAGGAGATTTATATTTTGAGCCATCTCCATTAAAATAAGAATCGATGAAAATATTTAATAAATTTATATCTAATTCTTTGATTTCGCGAGGAATGAATTTTTCAGATGACTTTCCGAATTGCTTTAAATATTCCCATAGTTGCTCGTTGTGTATTTCAAAATTAATACATGGATTTTTCTGTTTTTTATCCTCATATTCTTTATAATCAAAAGGAAGTTTGGATAAAATTTGTCTAATTACTTCGGCATTATCTGCCTTTTGTTTTATCCCTGTTGTTTTTCTATGATTTCCTTGTGAATTTTTAGTATGTCGGCAATATCCATCCGCTAACCACATACCAAAGAATTTCAACCAGTATTCCATTGGGATTTTAATTTCATCTTTATATACAGGTTGATTATAAGATGTTCCATTTATGGCTGGTAAAATAAAATAATCTTCTTTGTTTCCATTCCACGAATACCCTGTCCTTGGGATAAAATGACTTGTACGTATATTTTGGCTAAGAATTAAGTCATCGTCTTTATATACGATACCATCTTTATTATAGGCAAACATCCTATGGTCTTTTGTACAAAGAATATCCATGTGTGATTTTTTAAAATGATATACGTCTTCGTTTACTTCATAATGAAAGATTTCATTTATACTTGACCATTCTAATTCAAGTGTTTTTGGATTTACGCTAAGAATTTCATCATTATAATTTAATTGTTTGTACGTTTTCCATCCCATTTTTGTATAACACTCTGTGTCGTCAGAAAAACATTTATACGGTGGATTAGTAATGATATCTCTGGAAATTTCATTTTTAATTTCATCTCTGGTAATATCAAAAAAATCTCTAACTTCCGTATCAGGATAGCCTCGATTAACAATATCAGTGGAACGCACTTTGTAGCCATGAGACTTCAATACTTCAGAAATATGCCCTTCCCCACAAGCAATTTCCCAAACATAAGGCGAAAAGGTTTCTTGCTCTAATAATAATTCAACCGCTTTTGGTTCTGTAGCATAATAATCGTCAATTTGTCGTTCTTCGTCAGAATGATTGCTTGCTCCGTTGCAAGTAAAAATAGATTTGTTGTTGCCAGTCCAATCTTTCATTCTTTTATCCTCTCCATTTAAAAAGTTTTTCTATAATTTTAAAATTATTATCCTTATTTACATCTAATATTCTTGTCAATTCTTGTTCCCATATACACTCAAAATCATCAGGAGCGGTTTGCTCGCTAATTAAAACTATGTGTTCCTTTGATAATTCACGCATATATTCCCAAAATTCATCGTGGTTAAATTTACCAAGTGAATATCCAGTCGTGTTTGCATAAGGAGGGTCACAAAAGACTATTGCACCCTTTGGAATTGGAACATCTCTATAATCTAAACAAGTGAATTGTGCGTTTTTTAGTCCTTTAAAATCTCTTAATAAACTTCTCTTTGCGCTTGCACAATAATTATAACCACTTTTATTCCTTGCGAACCCTCCAAACCACTTACCTCCAAAGCTACACCCAAACCCAACAAAACCAGTCAGTGCAGGATTTTCGTCTTTGTGTTCTCGAATATACTTATATTCATCTTCTGTAATGACATCTGGCGGTGTCCAGCCATTTTGTAATCCTTGCCACATTGCAATTAAATATGGATGCTTGTCATTACAAATCTTGTTAGAAATATTGACTTTACTTTCGATTGAACAAGAGCCACAAAACAAGCTAACTAACGTGTCACAATTACTCTCTCTCTCTCTCTCTCGATAATCACCGCAATTTGTTTTGAAATTCTTGATTTACCACCTTGATATTGCACTGTTTTACCCTCATTTTTCTATATTATTTTTATTCCTCTAAATCCATAATCGCTCCGCAACTCGGGCAATAATCATATTCTCGTTCTCCATTTACACTTACCGCTTTTCTGTATGGCACAATATATTCACATTCGCTACATTTAAAATAATGTGGTTTTGGATATTCAACCCAATGCCCATGTTTTGTAGGCTTAATGTCTACTGTTGGCATGACGTTTATTTCATCTACAGTATCTTCGGCGAGATAATAACCGCCACAGCTTCCTTCGTAATATGCTTGAATATTTTCTTCTATTCGTTTTATAGCTTCATCTGCGTCAATCAGTCTCGTTTTGTTTCACCTCTCGTTCTTTAGCTAATTTATTATTTAACCTTTGTAACTTATCATCCATAGTCATCAAAGTGTCAATTAAATTATTTAAAAAGTCAAATTCGACACCTTTTTTTACTTCTTCGTACAACATTCTATATAACATCTCATTTTTATTCATTATTCTTCCTCTATTTGCGGCGGTTCTGGTAGTGGCATCCATGCGACAACTTCTATACCCTCAATTAAGGTATCGTAAACCCAACTTCCAAAACCTATCCAAGCAATATCGTATCCAATAGTTTTACGCCAAACTAAAACTTTTTGAAATTCATCAGGAAGCTTATCTTCAACATTAATCCAATTCAATATCAACACACCTCTTGTTTTCTAAAATACAAATGCTTATTCTCCACCATCCACAATCTGCACAACCATAATAAAACGGACATTCTTCACAACTCGTAACTATATCCATACAACGATCTGCGTATTCCTCTTCCATTGCTCTTGGACATGAACCATCAATACAATGTACTCCTAAATATCTCCTACACAATTTTATTTTATCATTGACTTCGAGAACTTCAAATCCTTTTTCTATATCCTCTGAACTGGCAGGATTTATATTTCCAACTTCGCATAATTTGTCAATTATTTTCTCTTTATTCATTCAATCACCGCCGATAGTTATTGTTCCACGCTTCAATAACTTCGCCTTTCGTTTCGTATTGCTTACCAAATCCAAATTGTAACCCACAATTATTACAATAAATTAACCATTCATCGTTATCAAAACCAAAACAATCTTCCTGTGTGACTTCCACATTTTTTCCGCAAAAAGGACAGATTTCAGGAATATCTTCATCTTTACAATCCCTATAAAATTGAGGAAACATTTTCATTGTTTTTTCTAACACATCTTCTGGCTCGATAGTAATAAATTCTGGTTTTAGTTTTTTTAAATACCCCATTCATTCCACCACCCTTTCAATTCTAACAATATTCCCCTTAAATTCATCAACGTTATTCAAATTGCCATTCCACAAATAACCATTTTGTGTTCTTTTACCTTGTAGCTTTGCAGTATCTAATAAAAACTCTATTACCGAACCGTCAATCTTATGTTGATAATTCAAATCACAAGTGTGTAAATTATCTTTAATTTCCGTTTTGACAACTTTAATTTGATTTCCATTTTCTAATGTTATAATATATTTTGTTCCTATGCTATCTGAAAAATAATTACCCAAAGCTACACAATACCATTCATCATTAACCATTAAAAATCCGTTATCTGATACTCTGCAATTTTCTTGAATGAACTTATATTGAGGTGATGATTTGTCTGTAATAAGTTTATAATCCATATAGGTTTTGTTTTTTGTGTCTTTACCTTGTGGTAATTCAATTTCAATTAATGTCGGCTCATTGTCGTAGACTTCAATTTCTTCGTTGTATACTACAATATCCGTTATCATTATTGGAGTTAAAGAAATTATCAATAACCCCAATAATAATATTACAATTCTCTTCATAGCTGGACACCTAACATTGCTTTTTTGATTTCCTCTCTGTTGGAATGAATATATCTGTTAGTCACAGCAATGCTTGAATGTCCGACAACATCTCTTGCAATTTCAACCCCATACTCTTTTGCGATATCAGTCACAAAAGTATGTCTAAGACTATGTGGAGTTACGTTTTCTTTAATATTGCATTGTTTCTTAACTTTAGTTAATAAGTTATTAATATTCGCTCTTAGCATTGGAGTGTGCTGATTTGAAACAAACAATTTTGAGCAACCAGCTTTTCTGACTTTTAAATATTCATTAATTATTTTCCTACAACTATCATTAATAAATACTTCACGATACTTACCGCCTTTGGTTTGAATGAACAAACTATCGCCTTGCAAGTCACCTAATTCAATATTAATTAATTCGCTCACTCTCAATCCTGTGCTAAACAACAAAGCGATAATTGCTTTATCTCTTTTATTCTTTGCAGTTTCAATCATATTTAAGACCTGTTCGTCATTGATATAGTCTTTAGGCTTATTGATAACCTTTACCGAATGTAATTTTTCGGCAGGATTGCTCTGAATGTAATTAATGTCATATAAGAATTTAAAAAATGACTTTACTGCATTAATATATTGTGCTTGCGAAGCACTCGATAGGTTATTCAAGCTATTCTGCCAAGAAATCAAATCGACAGGTTTAATATCGGTAATTGATTTTTCCACAAAAGATAACATATTATTAATATTTCGTTCGTATGCTTCTTTTGTGTTCTTACTGTTTAAAGTATCTAAAAACATTTCTACTAATTCTTTCATATCAATCTCTCCTTTTGATTTATCTTATATACTTATTATAAACCAAAAAGAGAGCTTTGTCAACACTTGATTATTTATTAATATTATTATTTGTTTTTATTGACAATATACCGTGTCGATAAATTCTAAAACTTCACCTAATGACGCAAAACAATTTCGCATCATATGTTTTAAATGAGGGTGTCCATAAATAGCAGTGTTCCCAAATGCTAAAATTGGTTTTCCCAAAGCATGAGCATAAACCAATTCATAAATTGTTCCATAAGATTTATCTAAATCATCAAGATTAACTAAAATAATATCAGCTTTCTTTAGATAATATTCGTTTTGTTGTACCATTAAATCGCTATCGTACGAAGAATTGGTTGTATAATACAATGTTGGGTCAAATGTAGATATTCCAATATTTTTCAGCCTTTCTGTTGCGATATATCGCCAATGTTCGGCTTTTTGTGATTCGCCATTCTCATAGTAATACGACATACAACCAGCAAGATAAATTAACATTCTTCTTTCCCCCTGTATACTTCTATTTCATTTATATAATAACTATTAAGCGTTATATCATCAAATTGTCTTGGAACAACTTCTCGAAAGTCTAACCATCCTGTTTTGTAAAGACTAATTAAAAAATATAGAATATCAAAATCCGTTTTTGGAACACTAACAATAAATTTCCATGGATATTGAAGATTATGTTCTCCGTATTTATTAAAATGAATTTTAATGTTAATCGAGCTATTTTTCAATGATTTGATTGTCTATATTCCATGAAATTAACTTCCTTTATTTTATGACACTATTATAAACTATTTCAAAGTAATTGTCAACATTTCATTCTTTATTATATGGATAAAATATATTTATTTTGGTAAACTCCAATCTTCTTTTCTGATATCAAAAGCATCACCACACTCGATAATATCTGGATAGTTGTTTAAAGCTACTTGAATTGCCCACTTGTCGATTTCATAAGCATAATATTTTACATTTGTAAAACCCATTTTATCTAAACAATATCTGCCTGTTCCTATGCCGTCATACATAGATAGAACAAGAATTTTTTCATCTTTCGGCACATCTTTTAAAATGCCGTTTAATATGTGAATAATAACTTCTGCTGTCCAGCCGTTGCCTAAACCCTTATACCTTTGAGTATTGCTCACACAAGCAGTATAGTTATCTGGCATGGTTTGTAGGCGTTCATATTCAATAGTAGATAATTTTCTTACTCTGTTGTTTATATAAATCTTTGCTTCTGTATGGCCTCCACCACAAGTAGTTAAAGTTGGTGATTTTGAGTCTATAGAATATACACGTTTCAAGATATCATGTCCATTTATATTTAATTTTGCGCATTGTGGGAAATTCCCATTATATTCAACTAAAGAATTGTCATAAAACAATTTTTCACTAACATTATCTTCCAAAATGTCTTTTAATAAAATTCCTTTGTCTTCAGGCTGCTTTACATTCCAGTTAAACACATAAAACCTATCCCTATTCTGTGCAGATACCAAATTACTGTTAATTCTCATTAGTTTGCAGTCCAATTCTTCTTGTATCTGCTCTTTTATTTCTTTCGAAGCAGACCAGTTATTTTCATAAAGAAAATAGTTTGGCTGAAATTTTTCTTTTGCAATCACATAGTTTTTAAATAACTCCCAACCAATACCCCTTGCTTCTTTTTCTCTTTTGTCTTTATTTTGAGCTATACTCCAATAAGTGCAAGGCGAACCACCGATTAATAATTTTATCATAATATCCCCTTTATTTTTTAAAATCTTCTGTTAATTCCACTATAACCGATGCCATTAAAAAAGCACCAGCACCTACTGAAAAAGGAATTAAAAACCCAACTAATAATATCCAAAGAAAAGTATCCATAATTATTGTTTTCCTCCTTTTTTTTACAATGTAAAACATTCCAAACTACTTTCGATTTTCTATTGTTAATTTTTATTTTTTATTGTACCACTCTTTAAAATCTGGGAGTTGACCTGTTTTAAACAGATCATCTAATTCTCTTGGTACATAATTGCACTTCTCAAAATTACGGTATTTATCAATAATCTTATAATATTTTTCATTATTAAGCAACTCGTCAATCCATTCTAATAATTGCATTTCTTGTTTGATAATTCGTCTTTGTGATAACAACTGACTGTAAAATATATCATCTTTACATCTTTGACTTGCCGACCGTTTTCCTGCATTTATTTCTTTAAAATGATTATAGTCTGTAATAGCTCTTGACACTTTTGTTAATTGATTGTTTAATCTTTGGTATTCATTATCTTTTTCTTCGATTGTCTTAATCAAAACATCTAAAATTTGATGCTTTTCATAAGTCATATCGACATCAAAACATTGTTGATAAGACTGATTTGCGGTTTTTTCAATGTAATCAATTTGATTTTGCGAAATTTCATTTTCAAATTTGATTATTTTCCAATTATCGGTTCTTTTAAAGCCACTTGGCAGATTAATTAAGATGTTTTGAGCTTTAAGCGGCTTAAATTCTGTTGCTAATTCTTGTTTTGCGACTATCTTCAAAGAGTTTTTGTCCTGTTTAATGAACTTGGTTTCTGATAAGTTGCTAACAATACATTTTTCATTCATTTAATTTTCAACTCCTCGCGTATCAAATCTAAAATAAAATTATCAATTTCTCTACTTGGTGTGTCATAATCTATAGGGTAAAGAAACTTTAAAGAAAATGTCATTAAATGTTCCAGTAAGGAGTCAGCATAGGAATTTATATTTTTCGTTTTCTCTACATTTCTTAAACTCGTGAGTTCTGAAGGATTTTTCATCTTAGAAGCAAATGATTTTTTTCTGTAATCATAATCAGAACAATAATTGCCTATTAGATTATTTAATCTAACCAAGTGCATTAAATTTTTTCCATCTATTTCTTTACTCTTTTTAAAATTATTATAATAACTTTTTGCCTGACCTTTTAATGATTCTAAAGTTCTTCTTGGGTCAATATATTCAAAATCACTACTAAATAATTTTAAATTAATCCATTTAATATGGTAAGAGTTATTTTTAATGATATAAAAATTAGTATTTAATATTTCTAACATTTGAGGATTCCCATTAAGTAAACCTTTTCCAAAATCTCTTATGTCCATAACCGAAATAATTCCATACTGAGAGGTAATACTATGAGGATTTAACTTTAGATTTGATATTAACATATCTTTCGTGGGAATCAATAAAGCAACAGCATCTATATCACTTTCTTCTGTATCTAAATTATAATTTTGAGAGCCTTTTAAAAATACTCCAAATACTGTGTTACTTCTTTCTCTTTCAACAACCGAAATGTAGTGTGTTAAAATATTAAGGATATATTCTTCATCCATTATTCTTATGCTCCTCGATTAATTTTATTCTAAATTCATTTTTGCCTAAAATTGTTACAAACGTCTGTTGTCCAGTAAATTTGTCAGTTTTATAATCTTTTATATCAAAAAATCTTTTCGGCTCAACACAATATTGACTATAAGGTTTAATATTGTTTCTATTATCACGATAAATATACTTGTTATCTTCAAGCCATTTAATAAACTCTTTTTCTTTCACTTTGAGTTCTTTAGCTGTATCTCTAAAATTTGTTAATAAGTTTCTGTCACAGATTTCATCGTAAAACTGTGATTTTGGAAGCATAGTTTGATTTTCTCGTTTTAGATTTTTATTTTCCTCTTGATATTCTTTTAAACTTGTTGCTAATTGAATAATAAAATCTGGATTTAAAATTGCTTTTTCTAAAGTATCAGGTGTCAAATATGCTCCATATTGTCTGATAGACGGTAATACATCTGCGGTAATCCAATGTTTAAATTTCTTTGCATTGGGCATTTTACTATACAATACCAAACTATAAAGACCCGATTCATTAATAATTGTTAAATTTTGATTTCCTCCAAGGGTGTCACATTTCGTTACCCCCTTATCTTCTTCGTCCACATGGTCACTAATAGCTTTTCTTGGATTGGAATACCCCAAAATTCCTGCGACATCTTTTGCAACAAAATAAATTTTACCGTCAATCTCCATTGTTCTTAAACTTCCGAACTCTTCATTTTCAAAAATTTTTAATTCATTCATTTTGACTCTCCTTTATTCTAAAAATTTAACACTAACAGCTTTTACAAGGCAATCTTCATAAGTGCCTATATTAAATATGTTGCCAATATAATAATTTCTTATTTCGGACTCCGTGCCGTTGATGTTTGTTATGATGCTATCTCCGTTATCGTATGTTACTTTAATTGTTCTCATTTTTTACCTCTCCCTTTGTTTTATTTTATATGAATACTATTAGATATTATTGTGCAAAGTCCATTATTTTAAATTTTAAGCCGTCTAATTTTATCCAATGATAATTTATACCTAAAGTTAATTTGCGTTGATTTTAGCCTTGATTTTGTGCGTTTAACATATTAAATCTTGAACTTTAATTGACTTTCTTGAACCAATTTTCAATTCCCAATCTGAATTTTGATTTTCGTTTCCGTAAAGATTATAAATTGTCTTATTGAGATATTCGACCAATTCATCTTTGTACAATACATTTCTTGTTTTGTAAACCGTTTCGGATTTTAAATTTCCATTTTCAAATTCCATAACTTTTAAATGTCGCATTTTTAATTCTCTCTTTCTGATTTCAATTTTAAAATTCGATTTTGAATTTCATTTTTCGATTTTCGTTTTTAAATTTTAATTTCGATTTTAGATTTCGATTTTCATTTTTTAAATTTCGACTCTCATTTCATTAAAAACGGTTTCTTAAAACTACAATACCCATGTTCGTTTACATATAAAGGTTTTTCAAAATCTCTATCATCTTGCCTTAATGCCCATTTTTCAGAATACCAAATACCAAGATATTTTTTATTTCGTTGAAATCGTGGAATAGAAAGTCCTCTTTTATCCTCAAGTATTTTCTTACTGTCATATAAATAATACCATTTCCCATCTGATAATTGAACAGCTAATACTTTGCCATTTTCAACCATACAATTAAAATAACCTCCACCTAAATGATTACATTTTAAACTCATCATTTCCATAATTTCAAACACTCCTTTTGTTTTTTTTGATTTTATTTTTAACATAATCTTATTATAATTAAACATAAAACAAAAGTCAATAACATTTTTAACAATTTATTTATATATTTATTTATTAATAAAAGAAAATAAATTTATAAATAAAACAAGATAAAATAAAAAATCATAATAGCTTTTAAACTATTATGATTAAATAATAAATAATCTTTATATTAAATGTTAAAGTTAATATATTTATTTCCCCGCAAATTTTTAATCTCGCGATTACCTCAAAATTCCCCCCGAAAATTTTAGCCTCGCGATTACCCTTTTTATCTCTCTTTTTTCAGAAAATTCCAATTTCCAGATTTTACCATTTCCAATTTTTGGAATTTCCAAAAACTACCATTTTACAAAATTTACCAATAAACTACATTTATAGTACATATAACCAAAGCGGGCATTATAATTATAAACGCACTTTATAACATGAGTTACATAAATACAACGTATAAATATAACTCATTTTATAAAAAAGCATAATAAAAGATATGCCTCCTAAGTTTTCGTAGGTGCAGTACTTGCGCCGCACTTGACCCCTTCCAGTAATCGCCATACCATTGACAAGATCTGGAGACTCTATCCAGTCCGTCCGTATTATTTAACTATATATATATGATACCATATAATTAACTTGCTGTCAAGTGTTTTATTGAAAAATATCATTAAATTTATATATATAACTATAAACAAAATTAATGTATTATCCAATAAAAAAAATATCCAGCCCTTTACAGGCTGGATAAATTTGCTATTTTTTGAAAATATTTAAAATAGCCAAAATTGCTTTATACAAGCCATAGCTTGCTATAAATGCAATATATAAATATGCTATATATATCATGTTATCGCCTCCCCTTTATTTGATATATTTATTATACTATAAATTTTCGCATTTGTCAATGCTTTTTTTAAAATTTTTTTTATTTTATTTTTTCTAATATTTTAATTAAATTATTAGAAAATTACAAACAAGTACAAGCCGATCTGAGCCGTTGAAAATAGTAATTAATAGTTTTATACCTTAAAAAAATATGCATGCTTAAAACGCATTTTAGCGAAAAATGCGTTATTTATCGCATTAAAACGCTTGTAAATATTGTAAAATGTTGCATAAATATTAATAGTAATGTATAAATATTCGTAAAATGTAAAGTTTATTTAACGTTTGTTAAAATAGGATCGGAGATCTGTTATTGGACAAGAATATAAATTGCATTTATATAGATAATAAAAAAAAGGTAAAAAAATAGCAAAAAAAAGTCATTGACATCTAACTAAATTTATGTTAATATATATATGTAGTCAAGGGGGGCTACAAGAGCCGATAAAGTCGGCAAGTTCTTTTTTGTCTAATCCCAATTTGCTATTGGAGGCATGAAATATGAGCGTTATAAACAAAAATAATCTTTTTTGCGATACAGACGCGGAAGGGGCAAAAATTTACAGCTATAGCACGCTTGTAGGCGTGGTGAAAAATGGGAAATTATACAGAATTTGGAGCGGACATTCCGCAACGACTATAAAACACATTAACCAAGTTTTGGAAGAGCTAAGCCTTCCAAAAATAACTAAAAAAGAATGGGAAAAAATGGAGGTGTATCTATATGCAACTAAACGGACAGAGTTTCCCAGAGATTGACAAATTATTAAATTCTGGAAAAAAATTGCAAATTGAATTTGATAAAAAAAGGCAGGAACTAAGATTTTTTGAAGTTTCTGTCAAAAAAATAAAAGTCAAGGAGGAAAAAGAAGATGAAGTTTAAAACGACACAAAAGGAGATAAAGGAAAATTTTAGTAAAATTATTTGCGTTCCGTATTGCAAATTGCAATTTTTGCTAAAATATGAAAATCCGATTGCGTATACAGTGCGCCGCGAAGGTTGGGCGGCTGACATTTACGACATGGGATGCGGCGTTGCTATCGTAACTGGCTATGCGCCATTTGGGAAAATTTTTCCAAGTTATGAATTGCGGGAAAAATACGAAGAAGAAGCAAGAAAAATTTGCCATAATTACAGCTATAAGGAAGGGCGGGAAGCATTACAGGAATTGCAAAAAAAATTTATAGAAGAGGTACTGAAAAATGACCAAAAAAGAGTACTGTAAAAACAAAAAAAGCATCGCATATTATAGCGGGCTTAACGGACTGGAAATAAAAGGTATCGAGTATGGTATAAACGATTTTATTTACTGTATTTCTAATTGTTGGGACGGCGGAAAAAAAGCTCAAAGATACCATAAATGCAAGATTTATTATACAAATAATAATGCATATTTTTTTGTAGATAGATATAAAATTTTATTATCAGAATGTTTGGGAATGGAGAGTTAAAGAATGAATTTAAAAGATTTATTAATGCATTATCGATATGAGTATGATACTATAAAATAGTATCATATTTTTTTTATTATTATTGATTGCATATTGTATAGATATGCAATATTTTTTTATATTTCATGATAACAATATTTCGCATATCGTTTATATAGCGTATAACCTGCTTTAAAATTGATTGAAATATTTTAACATATATTTATATTAGGTGTAAATTATGCATAGTGTGAAACGGATTTTAAAGGCTCAAAAAATCCCTTATTTGTCGTGTTTCACGGAATTATACTTTATTTATTGATATTCGATATATTATTAATATAATATATTAGATTATATAATATTAATATAATATCGATATTCTGTTTCACGTGAAACAATATTAACTGATATATTGATAGTTATAGAACGATAACACACTATATATAGTGTATAGCGTATATATGAATATCATTATCTGTTATTAGTGTATGTATAATATATGGTATATTATAGTGAAAATATTCATATTTTATATATATTAGTATTTCTTATACTTCACGCGTCAGATTACCCATTTGTTGGAAATACCACATAACTGTACTATATAAAATAATACAGTTATATAAGTACCATTTATTGGACTTAATGGAATTATTTTACATAATAGTTAATATTTTATATTTATAGATATACTGTTATTATATAAATATTATATATAATTGCTATTCAATACATAATAACTATTATGTATTGTTTTATATAATCCCTTGTGTATGGTATTTTCTACCATAATAGGGGGTATTTTCCAAAAATGAAAAAATATAACTTTTTGAAAACGTGAGTAGCTATTACATATTACAAATGCTAATAAATTTTACTACAAATGCTAATAAATTTCAATAAACACACAAATAATAATATATTATAAATTATACTATATTATATTCAGCAAATGCTATTGAAATTTATACTCAATAATTTTAGTAGATATCATGCTGATATATTAATATTTCTATTTAACAATTATTATTGTATATGATATTAATTATATTTCTAAATATTATAAACTTTAAAATTAATATTTATACATTTATAACATATGATAATGTTATATATAAAAATGTTATGTTATTCTCTTAAAATATCTAAATATATTATATTGTTTAAAAATTGATACTTTATTGATATTATAAAATTATTGAGCTATTAATATGTATATTATTTTCGATTTTCCGTTAGGAAAAGAGAAAATAACCTCGATTTTTCTCGTTAGAGAAAAAGAGAGGATAATTCACATTGATGAATAGTATTATAATAATATCGATGTAACGAATCATATATAATATATGTGACATCAGAACTAAATAAAATGATAACTATACTTATAGAATATTATTATAACATTTTTCAAGTTTATTAATACTGTAACAACATTGTCTGTGGCTACCGCCACACCGTTTTGTTTTCAAAGTGCTTTGCACTTTTCAAACAAATATTATTCGGACTGCCGTTTCCGCAGAATCTCGGATTCAAGGAAAAACTATAATATTGCCGAGCTGCAACGCTGGGGGAACGCGGCGCTGGCTATATTATAGAGGAGACATAACAATAAAAAATGCCAACCGTAACGGTATTTATCGTCACAATCGGCATTTTTATCATTGTCAAAAAGGGAGATTTTTTTGATTTTTTCAAAATAAAGAATCCCATATTTATCGCATTTATTTTTTAATTTTCTCCCCTATTGACACTGTTTTTTTTAGACCCCTTACAAATGCGATGTTTATCGGTGTTTGCGGGTTCAATAAAATTGTCAATTTAGGAGAAACCCTTGTTTATCGTATTACTTTGTGTCAAAAGGGGAGATTTTTAGCAATCAAAACCCATTAAAAACACTTCTGGATTAATATAAAATCCATTATAGTATTCTTTAATAATGTCTTGACCCTTTAAAAAATCATCTGATGAAAGATTTTTAGCTTTTAATTCTTTAAGAATGTCAGTTATTCCAAATGGCTCAATTTTATCTAACTCAAATTCTAATGGATTGTTGCAAACAATATTATATTTTAAATTCACACAAGACATGATTGCAAATCCACATCCTAATCTTGTATGGTCGGCAGCCTTTGCATTTCTATAGATTTGTTGCAATTTGTCGCAATAGACTCTTGGAGACCATCCTTTTCTTACATTTCCTTTGTAAAAATATTTATCATTAACTCTATAATTTCCATTTGGATTTTCAAATAGGATTTCATTTTGAATTAATTTATTAAAGAATCTATAAAAGGTTTTATCGGGCAATCTTAATTCTTTTTTAATATCATCTTTTGTCCATTTATGATTATCGCATCTTAGCATATTACTATAATCAATAAATGTTGCTAAATAAAAAATTCTAAAAATATCCGCTTTATTGAAACCTTTATCAGTTAGCTCATTGATATTGTAATTAAACCAGACAAAGTTTCTTCTTCTATGTTTAAATCTGTTTAAAAGTTCTCCAGTCTCAGTGTCTACAACTTGTTTGTTCTCTGTAATTAAAATACTCATTTCTCAATTTCCTCCTCATAATTTTCACTCATAATTTCACAAAACAAATCTCCATTCATAAACAATAATTCTAATAGTGTCCAGCCCATTTCTAAATGATTAAATGGAATTAGTCCAGCTATACTTAATTCTGATGGAATGAAAACGTGGTCTGTTTCAAAATAATAATAAGTTTTAAAACAAAATAGTAACAGTATAATTTCATAGATAAGAACATTCCATAGATAGAATGTAAACATCATTTTAAATATTTCGCCCATTTCTTTTTAATCTCCTTGTAGATCCAGTCACATATTAATTTAAAGATTTTTGGATTTTTATATCCATAAGTGATACTCTTGACATTAAACCCATATTTTTTTGATATTGCATTATCTTCAATGTCAAATATCATGACATTTTCCCCTCCTGCCTCTTTTCTAAAACTCAAAGCTTCTGTTAAATTCATTCTGGTAATTTGTATTTTTTCTGTTGGTATACCATAATATCCGCTTATATATTTTGCAAATTCAGTATTACAGTTACCTGTAAAAATTATATGCTTTTGGTTCAATCCAGACATCTGCTACCTCGATTCTTTTTGTTTCTTCCATAATGGGAATTATTTTTTCTGTCATTTCACAAAGAATAAAATCTGCTCTTGTTCCTGCTGCTTTATCTAATATTGTTAAAGCCATATCTTTACTATACATTTGTGTTAAAAGAAACGGAGGCGTTATCATAGTAATACCCTCTTGATAAATTCCTAAATGAACTTTGCGCGTTAAATTTAAAACATTTCTAAATTGCGTTGCTCCCAAAAACCATTTATTATCAAAGAGAATATATTGATAACTGCCAATTTTAGGTCTGACTAATTCAAACATAGGATACGAACATAAATCTGACCCTCTAACCAATTTGACGCTGTGCCTCCAATCTAATTTAAAGATATTTAAAAGATAATCAAATTCTTTGTTCAGCCATTCTTCGTGTTGTTTGAAAAATTCTTTTTCTGAAAGATAGATTATATCATTGTTTTGTTGCCCGTAATTGGACATTACTAAAAAGTCTGGTGTTTCCAATCCTATTTCACTCAAAGCAAATCCAAATTTATTTTCATATCTTGCTAATTGGATTATTTTGCTGTGATATAATTTATACAAATAGCTTTTTATATCTTTTTCTTTAAAGGTCGACACATCGAAGATATAGTCACCCTCGATGTGCCTTTGGCATATTTTTTTAAATAACTTAATTTGAGTTTTGGCATCCAATTAAATCAACTCCATTAATTTATCATAGAGATTGTTGTTGTCAATAAATTGCATTGCCGTGATTTCCTGCTCTTTTGCCAATTTAGAAATATTGATGTTATATTTTTGTTCAAATGCTTTATATAAATTTCTGTAGCCAACAATAGCTTTCCCTTCTCCATATTTTTTGATTATCATTTCTCGTATTAAAACGGACTTTTTAGGGTTTAAAATCGTTTCTTTTTGTTTCTTGGGTGAATTATATGTCGGCAAGTTTTTAATCGATTTTGGGACAAGATTCTTGCCCTTTAACGCAATTTTTAGAATATCAGAAATTGTTCCGTCAGCAAAGATTTCATAAGGGAATAGCACTGTTGCCTCGCCGTCTCCTCTAACAAGAAACTTTGCTCCGTATTTTTTATATGCTTTAACAAAATTATTTGCAATTTGTGTTGATTTAATATAAGCTGCCATAATTCCATTTTCTTTATCGTAGATATAAATATTTGAACATTCATTCCAGTCATCTTGTTTATCTGTACAATTTAACGGAATAAAGTAATCCCATTCATTTATTCCCTCTTCTGTTCCCATAAATTCATATTCGTTAGTCTTTGGATTAATATGGTATGGACAAATTACTCTATATTTTCCTACAAAGTTATCTAAAGATTGAATTTTTAACATTATTCTTCCTCCTTAAAGTCGTTTCTAATATTTTTCATAATTTCGCTCAATGTTGTATTTGCATCTTCACATAGCGCAGTCAATGTTCTTAACACATATTGCCACTCTTTTTCTTGAATATGTTTGATATATGGTGAACCGCCGCGTTTCTTTAAATCAATACCCCAACGGTAAGACAACTCTCTGTAAAAATCATTCCACACTATACCAAAAGATTTATTCTGTAGACTTGCAAGCTTTCTAATGGCAAAATCAATCTCTTTCTAACTTCTCCAAACTCTTCGTTTTGAAACACTTGTACTTCATTTTTCATTAAAATCTCTCCTTTTCTCCTGTGGATAACTTTTTCTTTCTGTAGATAACATTGATAAATTTTGTTATCTTGTGGATAAGTCATATTGTTACGATATTTAAGCCATACTTCCTTATCTATGAGATATTGTAACATATTTTGAGCTATAAGTCAATAGTTTTTTCAAAATATTATTTAAAATGGCTTATTTTAAAATTTAAAGCGTTCAAAATGTGCTTAATGATAATTTGTATTACCTATATGGTTTGAATTGATTTTAGACCTCAAAAAGTTCTTGTTTCACATTGTTTTTGACTAAGCAAAATGAATACCAAAACCCCACTTTACATCTATGGCAATTTTTTAATGGCTGAGGTAAAAATGTGATAGCCGTAAAGAAAAGAGAAAGTACCAAAGAGAAAAGAAATATATATATTTATATATAATATTATATATATAATATATTATAGCACTGTAATATTATATAATATATTATAGCACTGTAATATTATATAATATATTATAGCACTGTAATATTATATAATATTATAATAATATAAAAAATATATAGTATTTTCTTTCTTTTGGTTCTTTTCTTTCTTTTAAAGATAACTTATCCACAGTAACTAAAAGTTATTAACAGTTTATATAAAGTTATCCACATTATCCACAATTGAAAAATATTTTAAAAAACTGCAAAAATATACTTTACTTTTTACTAAGGGTATGTTATAATTTTATTAAAGATTTTAGAAAGGAGATAAACCAATGTGGGAAGAGATGAGCTATAATAAATATAAAAGTTCTAATCGGCTTAAAGATGAATACGAGCCAGATGTTGATGAGGATGATATCAATAATCAAACTGTAACAAGTTTGTTAGATATAAAATTAGAAACAGAAGAGGAATAAAAGGAGGAAAGTAAATGGATTGTAATAAAGATTTATTTTCAGTTGATGAATTAGTAATGATTTTAAAAAACAATGATATTAAAACTGGACACAATAAACTTTTTAAATATTGGAGAGAAAATGGTTATTTAATTGCAGACGAAGAAAATAAAAATATGCCAACTCCAAGAGCAGTAGAACTTGGATTGTTTAAAGTTAAAAAAAACACTATTGTCCAACAAAATAATGATATTTGTACTCGTAAATGGATTATGGTAACAAAAAATGGTTTGTTTTACTTCTTAGGGCACTTTTCTATTGACGAAATAAAGAGGGAAATTAATGTTTGAGTTACAAAATCAGGTTAAATTATATTCATTGGGCATTGATAGTTTTTTTACTCCAAAAGAAAGAGAATTAAATAAAAAAATTAAAAAATGCGAATTTATTAAATCGGGGAAACCTAAAAGAGATAAACTATCCAAAAGACAGATTTTAACTATCGAGGTCACTGACAATCAGAAAAAAAGATTAAATAAGCTTATAAAATATTATAAAGAACAGTTAGATGAAGAATTTGTTAAAAATCAATCTTTTAATATTGTCCGAGAACTTAATGAAGAAGATTTAACATCAAAAAGATTAATAGCAATGTTTGAATCAACATTAACAAGAGCCATGGGATTAAAAACAAACGATTTAACTACTGACTTTATGGTTATAACAGTCTACCACAGAAAACCAGCAGAAGATGTTATCAAACGTGGGTTTATGTATAATGGTGAAAAATACGTTTTTTATACTGCAAGCGCAGGACAGATTAGGCAAAAGAAATTTGTTGTCATTAAAGAAAATCTTTTGAAAAAATTATCTAACACATTAATGTGTGGATTAAACTATGATACTATCAATCAAAAAGGTGGAATTAACACAAACAAATTTTTAGCTTATTCGGCTTTAACTACTTCTGCCACGGAAGTATGGGAAGATTTTAATATCGACCAAACAGTTGTTGTTGATGATTTTGAAACTATGGTTAACGGCATGGTTGATTATATCAATATGAATGATTATTCTATTGAGCGAAAAGAAATGTATATTCCAATTAATCACATGGATGGTGCAGGTATTATGATAGGGCAAACAACGAGAATGATTCGTATGCCTTGGGTTAAAGGTCTCATGATTGAAATGCCTTTTGATAAGTTTGTGATAGAAAACAATCTTTCTGGTGATATAGTTGATATTTATGGCAAGAAATGGAATATTTTTGACGATGATATTAAATATATTTTAACAAAATCTCAATTTAAACTCAATAAGATGTACAATAGCTGGGATGAATACAAAGAGAATTTTAAGAAATATAATTGTGAAGCTTGTTATTGCAAAATGGAACAAGATAAAATTTACAATTCTAAACTTGGTTATCAAATGATTCAGACTTTAACCGACTGGACAACGAAAGAAGTCGATAAAATTTTAGAGCCAACAATTAAAAATATTAATTCTATTGGTGGGGATTTTAAAACAACCATGAGGATTTTTGGAGTTAATCCAGATTATTCTAATCAGTCATGGATGCAAAAATCTTTATATCTATATCCAGAACTTTTAAGAGAGCCAAACAATAAAGATATCTTGAAATCCTTAAAAGAAAAAGAAGTCAAAGAAGCCAAGTGTGGAAAAATAAATATTAATGGCAAATATACTTTTGTTATTCCAGATGTTTATGCTTTTTGTGAATGGCTGTTTAAAGGAATTGCTGTTCCTGATGGGCTTTTACAAAACGGAGAGGTGTCATGCAATTTATTTGAGAATAATAAAAAATTAGATTGTTTACGCTCGCCTCATTTGATGAAGGAACATTCTGTTAGAATTAATGTTAGAAACAAAGAAATTAGTAAATGGTTTGTGACTAAAGGTGTTTATACTTCAACAAAAGATTTAATATCCAAAGTCTTACAATTCGATTAGTTAGTCGCAGTCGAACCTTATGGAAACATAAGGATATAAAATGGTGTGAACCTATAAATATAGGGTGTACAATTTACGTTAAGGAATTGCAGGAAATGGCAATTAAAAATTGTGCTAACAGGGAATAGAGCGGAATCCTGTGGAGCTTAAATGATTAAATGAAAAATATAAAAAGGAGGTGTAAATATGAATGAATTTAGGGAAGTAACATATAATAATTGCAAATGCTATGTGAATAAGTATGGTATTGTTAAAGTTAAAGACAAAGAGGGGAATTTTCAACCAAAAAAGTGGAGATATAATAAGGATGGCTATATCGTAGTTTCTTTGTGTGGGGTTAATTCGGACGGCAAAAAGATACATCGAAGTGTCGGAGTTCACATCTTAGTAGCCAAAGCATGGGTTTTAAATGATGATATTAAAAATAAAAAAGAAGTTAATCACAAAGATTTTAATAGAGCCAACCCTTATTTTGAAAATTTAGAATGGGTTTCCCGTAAAGATAATGTTATGTATTCAAGAAAAGCTGGACGATACCCATCTGTTAAAGGAGAATTAAACCCTAATTATAAAAACAATGTTTTACATTTAAAATACAGTCAAGATAAAGAATATGCAAAAATAAAACAAAGTCGAAAAGGCAGTCAAAATGGCAGGGCAAAAAAATGTAAGCTTTATCATAAAGATTTTGGATTTATAAAAGAATTTTCCTTTTTAAGAGAATCAGTTTTATGGATGATAGAAAATAAACATATTCCTTATGTAAAAAATCTTGAAGGTATTATTCAAAAAATGAAAAAAGATAATTATAAAGGTTATTATTTAAAAATCATTTAATCATTTAATCATTTTAAGCTCTCAATCGACTATCGAAAGGGTATTTATTTACCGTATAGGTAAATAAAGAATAACCGAGTAGAGTAGATAATAGGTGAAATTCCTACTATCGAAGCGCACCAGACCTAAACAGGAAACTGCATGGTTATGATATAGTCAGTAGTTCATATGTGCGATGGTGATATCCTGCTTGTTGTTGAAGATAAAGATTTTATTAAATTAGCAGAAAAGAACATGAAAAATATAGTTCCACTTTATTATGAGATGAAAAAAGCCGATGCTGCCCCATTAGATTCTGAACATATCAACAATGGCATTATGTTGGCTTATAAAAGTGGAAAAATCGGTATCTATAGTAACAATATAACTAAAATTTGGAACTACAAGAAATTTACTGATGAATATATTGATATTGTCAAATTATTATGCGCTGAATCTAATTTTAGCATAGATTCTGCTAAGACTTTATATATGCCTAAAAGACCAGAATGGTTTAGAAGAAAAATGATTAAATTTCAAAAAGAGAATTTGCCACATTTCTTCATTTACAATAAAGATAAACCAGAAGAAAAGGTTGATATTTTAAATACAAATAACATCATGGGTTATATCGAAGCCAAAATACCAAACAAAAAACTTTCTTTGACTAATAAAATTGGCAAATTTGATTATCATGTTTTAATGAATGATCCTAAATTAATTAACATGGAAGATTTTAAAGAAATAGAAGATTATTTTAAACAGTTGGTTAAAGATATTACATTAAAATATAAAAATATAAATATAGATATATCAAAAGTAATGATACCACAGGAAATAAAGGAAGTTTTAGAAAACAAATATTCGCAATATAATATTATAAAGCTTGTAGATATACTCTTATTAAGATTTTACAACACAAATGCGAAAACTTGTCTGAAAATTATTTGGGATATTTACGGAGAATATATATATAATAATGTCCAAAAAAATACGGGAAAAATGCCAAAATATAATCCGATTTTAGGTTCGAGAAGTGGAGGATTTTTATACTAAGAATTATAATGATTTCTTGTAAAAATACTATGCACATAAAGGGAAACCCAATGAGGATTAGACGGAGAAAGGATAGAAAAATAATGGAAAAGGTTTATGTATCAAGAGCGGAAATTATTAATATGGTTGCTCAAAATACAGGGATCTCAAGGCAAGAAGTTTCGAGAATAGTCGAAAGTTATGAATCAGTTTTGTATGATTTAATTATGAATGACTGTACTTTTAGAATGGGTAAATTAGGGTCTTTCCAATTTTATACAATTAAAGGACAGACAAGACGTATTCAAAACTTTCAAACTGGAGATTACGAGCTAAAGGAAATTCCTGCAAAGAGCGGTATTAAATTTGCGGTCAACCCCGTAGTTGAAAAAACTATCAAGCGCAAAACCACAGGCGACCCATATATTGAATAAGAGGAGACAAACGGAATTATGAAGGAAATGTACGAAAAAAAAGTGTCTACAAAAGTAATTGGATATTTAAGCAGAGAAAATGGCGAGTATATTATTACTGTAAGCCAAAAAGATGATAATGAAAGAAAATTCAATGCTGTCGAGTTATTAGAAAATATGATTGGAACAACTATCATTTTGGCAAACGAAGATTTTGAAACTATCTAATAAGGAGTTTCAAAATGGATAAATTTGAAGAACAAATTCAAGAATTAATTGATAAAGTTGATGGTATTAGTGATAAAACTTGGGAAGAAATTGCGGAAGATTTAGACTTAAACATGTCTGCTGATACAATCAGACGTTCTTTTAATTGTGGCATATTTAGTGGCTATCGAGTAGCTAAACATTATCGTAGTCAAATTTCAAACGGCATCGCTCTTGATTCTATTGAGTTAAATGATTTAAAGAATGAAATTTACAAAGAGCGAGTAAGATTGCAAGATGTAAATAGAGAAAAAAGAAACTATCTAAGAGAACAAGCAAGATTTGAAAATTTGCTTGAAGTCTTAAAAGAAAATATTGTTCAAATTCCTCAAGAAAAAGAGGCTAAGATACCTCAATCTTACAATGACAGGAATAATATTGCGGTTGCTTTATTATCAGATATTCATTACGGCTTACAAGTAGATAATAATGTAAATATGTATTCAACCACTATTGCAAGCAGTCGTTTAAATTTTTGGAGCACCAAAGTTATTGAATATTGTCAATTATATCATGTGCAAACTTTAAATATTGTCTTATGTGGAGATTTAATTTCTGGTTTAATTAAATTATCGGCACGAGTAGCACAAGAAGAAGATGTCGCAGAGCAAATTATGACTATTAGTGAAATTTTATCTCGAGAAATTACTAAAATCAATTCAAAAATTTCTTTTGTAAATATTTATGGTGTTGTTGGCAATCATTCAAGAATGAACGCAAGCAAAGAAGATAATATCGACTCTGAAAATTTTGAAAGATTAATCTTTAGATATATTGAGCTGAGGACTGGCTTAAAAGTTATTGATAGTGGACATAGCGATTATCTTGAATTTAATGTTGGTGGAAGTAGTTGTATTGCAACTCATGGACATAATGATAAATTTGAAAATGTAGTTAATGATTTTTCTAAAGTATTAGGCTACATTCCAGATTATATTTACATGGGGCATACTCACCATTTACAAGTAGAAGAAAATGGACAAACAACAATAATTGTAAATGGTTCTGTGGTTGGGGCAGATGATTATGCTGTTAAAATCAGAAAGTACACTAAGCCAAGTCAAGTTTTGCATATTATTTCTGGTAATGATGATAACATTATCAATATTAATTTAGTATAGGGTTTTCATTCTCCCTCCTTTGAACTATCCAGAGAAGTCTATTATAGTATAGACTTCTCTGGAATATAATAATTAAGAGATGATAGAATATAAAAAATAACTGCCACATAAGACTATTATAAAACTATACTTTATAGAATTGGTTGCTGAAAAGCTTTTATAATAGCTGTGGTTTATGGCGGGATAAAGTAGTGGCTACTTACGAGCCTCATAAGCTCGGTTAGGTGAGTTCGATTCTCACTCCCGCAAGGATGGAAAATTCTTAGTAGCGGTTTAAATAAATTAGTGTACAATGATTTATTTAAATGAGAGTTTTGTATTGGTAGTGTTACGACATTACCATAGTTTTGCCACGATAACTCAATGGGCAGAGTGCCACTCTTGTAAAGTGGACGTTGTGGGTTCGAAGCCTACTCGTGGCTTCTGATGTCCGATGTTGTGTCGGAAGAAAGAGAACTCTTCATTTGAGTTCTCTTTTGCTATATATAAAGAATAAAAGGGAACAGAATGGAATGATAAAATATGGTTCAGAAAGAATTAAGATGTCCAAGATGTGGGGAAACACACGTTCTTGGTTTTTTTTATGACAATAAAGCTCCATTTTTAAAAGAGGGTAAAAGTGTATTCTGTATAAAATGCTGCGATGAATTAGCATCCGAAATTATGTCTAAATCCTCAACTTTAGAAAATGGAATTAGAAATTTATGTAATTTTTTTCATTATCCTTTTGATTTAAGGGTATATACAAAAATAGCTCAAGAATCAAATAAAAAGATTAAAAAAAATGTTAATTATTTAAAACAATACGTTGAAATGATTAATAAGATTAACCCCCCTGCTGAAAGATATACTGATTTAGAAAATTCATTACCAGAAATTACTAATTTTGTAACTGGACTTAAAATTGACCCAACAGACATAAAAGCACTAAACGAGTTACAGGAAGATTGGGGAAATCAAGATTCTTTAGAAGATTATTTGTTTTTAGAGAATGAATATGGTAAATATGCTAAAAATGAGAAAGACTTAGCAAACAGTACCATAACGGTTTTGAGATTTCTTTGTTTGGCTTTGTTAGATGTCCATAAGGCACGATTAGCAGGAAAAGACACCTCGAGCGATGAAAAGCGAGTAATGGAATATTACAAAAAACTTAAATTAGATGATTTTAAATTTGACGAAAAAAAAACTGATGTTGAAAAATTAATTGAAGATTGGGCATATACAGAAGAAAACATCGAACCTTTAGATTGGGTTGATGAACATTTGGATGATATTTGTCATTTCAGAAGTGATAACGATGATATTATGCGTTGTATTGGGAATAAAGTTTTAGGCTCAAAAGAATATCCAGATTTGAATGTTGAGGATTTGCAGAAATGACAAATCAAGAAATTCTTCAAGAAATTAAGGGTATTAAATCTTCTCGAAGAAAAGAAGAGAAATTATCTGTAAAAAGACAGCAAGAGATAAAAGATAGAAAGAAAAGATGGATAACCTTTTGGCGCAATAATCCTAATCTTTATATCCATTACAAAATGGGGATATCATCATTCCCATATCAGCATTATTCATATTTTACTATGGGAGACGCTACAAACTATGTAGATGTTTCAACTCGTGGTGTTTCTAAGACTTTTAAAGCCATAGTGTATGCTGCTGCTATGTGTTTACAATTTCCGCATTATAGCGTTGCCGTTATGGCGGTTAGCAGAGGACAAGTTTCCGCTGACTTTGAAACAACATTTAAAAAAGAAATTTGTAATAAAAACTCGTATTTTATGGCATGGTTATTAAACAATGGATTAATAACATATAAAGAAACTGAAAAGGGCTACATTGCTCAATTTTGGAATGGTTCATCAATTATCTTTCTACCAGCCATTGATTCTTCTCGTGGTGAACACGTTCAAATGTTAATTGTTGAAGAATGTCGCTTAATTAAAAAAACTATGGTTGATAGTGTTGGTGTTCCTATGCTAACATTAAGACAACCACAATACAAAAAGAATAAAACATACTCTAATTATAAAAGTAAATTTGATATAATGAAACAAGTCTACATTACGTCAAACAGATTTAAAAATGAATGGTTTAATACTTTATATAATAAAACCTTTGTTTCATATTTTAAAGACAAATATAGCAGACACAGGGTATTTAATTCGGATATTTTCTTAGCGATTAAATATGGTTTAAAAGATGCTAAATGGTTTTATGCTACCAGAAAAAGTTTAGGAACATATGATTTTGCAATGGAAATTTTAAATGAAACTCTTGGCGAAAGTGAAAGCAGTTTCTTTACATTGGATATGGTAAGAAAAGCTCAAAATAATAGCAGAGTATTCTATCCTCCATTACCACAGGAATTAAGTTCGAGGACATATCATGGGAAGCCAAAAGCAGAAGATGAAATCAGAATTATTGTAGTTGATTTTGCTTTTGCAAATGCCACGACAAAAGAAAAGAACGATAATACTGTTATGATTTGTATGTCTTTAAAATTAGAGAAAAATGGAGAATACCATAGATATGTAGATTATATTCAAACTATGGCTGGCGGCGAGCAAGAGAAGGCTTTAAAAACAATCCGAGAACTGTTTTATGATTATAAAGCAGATTATTGTGTAATGGACTTGTTAAATGGCGGTGAAATTCATTATACCAATTTAACAAGAGAGTATGACCACCCTATAAGAGGAAACTCAACGTGGGATAAAAGCGGTTTAACTGTTTGTAAAAAAATGGAATATAATGTGTTAGCTGAGGCAAAAATAAATGATTTGGCTAATCGAGCTATTGATAGAAGTGCTAGACCAGTAATTATTCCTATGCAAGGTCATAAAGTATTAAATAGTGCCATGTGGAATGACTTATTTATCAAATTAAAAAATGATGAAATTTCTTTGCCTTTAGATGATTTGGATTACGAGCAAAGAATGTCAGAGAAAAAAGAATATTTATTTGCGACTTCTGAAGAAAGGGCAAGATTGAAATATCCATATGTACAAGGAATGTTTTTGTTAAATGAGATGATTAATTTATCTCCTGTTTATAATGAGGGTTATGTGAAACTTGTTGAGCAAAGACAAGGAACAAAAGATATTGCCGTTGCTTTGTCTTATGGTAATTATATTTTAACATTAATCCAAAATAATAAAGAAAAAGGTCAAACTAAAACTGGCTTTGATATAAATGAATGGAGATTGTTTGGATAATAAAAGAAAGGAGATGAGAAATTGGAAGAACAACAACAATTAACTAAGAAGCAGGTTTGGGATGTTTTACAATTTGCAGACGGACTAAATAATTCTTATAGAAATAGTATTGGATTATATACTCCAGATTTATTAAGTAAAAATTTGGAAAGATTAACAAGCAATCCGATTGGAGCAGACTACGATTCTATTGTTAAAGCTTTAAAAGATACTCCTAATTCTTCTGAATTATTATCTTCTTTTAGTCAATATATGAATTATTTTGACAGAATTTTTAGCCAAACAGTAGATTACTTTGCGAATATGTTATCTTTTGATTTGCGTTGGGATTGCATTAATGCTTTTGGTACTGATTATTCATCAAAAGAATACAAAGAAGATGAAAATAGAGTTTTTAAATTTTTAGATAATTTTGATTATAAAACTTATTTCAAAGATGTAGTTAAAAACATTTTGATAAACGATGTTGATTATAGGTGGTTTAGAGATAATGGTATCGGGCTAAGTAATAAAAAAGTGCCAAAATATGCACTTCAAATTATGCCTAAAAATTATTGTATGATTACAGGTTATTGTGAATATGGTTTCTTATATGATTTTAATATGAGCTTATTTCTTAATCCAAGCATTGATATTGACTTATTTGCTCCTGTCTTTAAAAAATATTACTTAAATGTTTTTCAAACAGAAAATCAATATAATTATATACCTTCTAATCAATTTGTTAATCGAGATGGAACGTGGGCATATTGGACTCAAACTTCACCCAATGACGGAGCGTGGGTTTTTAAGTATAACACTAACGATTTTGCTATCACACCACCTTTAGCTAATTTGATGAAAGATACTGTATTAGATAGTGTAGTTCAAAAGTTGCAGAATGATAAAAATTTTGCTTCTGCTTATGGTTTGTTAATTGGTGAAATTAAAATGCTTAAAGACACGAATGAACCTAATGCCACAGCCTTTGAGCCTAATGTTTTAGGTCAGTTATTGTCTTTGGTTCGCGAAGGTATTGGAAATAATATTAAAATTGGTGCAATGCCAGCAGAAAATGTTGATTTTTACCAATTTGAAGATAAGGATACTGAAATGTATACTACTCAAACTAAAAACAGTGCCAGTTTAGGTGCTTCGGCGAGTAGAGTCATTTATAGTACAGATAAAGTATCTGAAGCTGAATTATTTGCTCAAATTAGTAATGATTATGGTAAAATGAGAAAGTTATACACTCAATTTGAGAATTTTTTGAATTACTTTGTTAACAAAAAATTAAAGAAATATCATTTTAGATTTCATTTCGATGGTTCTAATTATTGGTTTGAACAAAAGAATAGACAAGATAAAATTATCGCATTGGCAGATAGAGGTATTATTCTTAGTGAATCGGCTTTTGCACAAGCTTTTGGCTATGAACCTCAATCTTTCAGTCGTATGTTAGATGAGGGTAAAAATAGTAACTTTATGTCTAAACTTGGACAATTAATGTCTATTCATACTGCAAATGCAACAGAAAACCAAGGCAGACCAGAGCAAGATGAAGTTAAAACTGAAAGTAGAGATTATGATTGATAGAGGTGAATATCTTTGAACATCACAGCGCCTACCAAGTCAGCAGTCCAAGAGTTAATCACTCAATGTTATATTGATAATGCCAGAATTGATAGAATGAAATCTGTTTTGTTGGCTGATTTATCGTATAATGAGACTGCCGATGTGGTTCATAAATATATTGCTCATTATTTTTCAAACGGAATTGGTGACGATTTAAGCGAAAAGTGCTTAGAACGATATAATATTAGTGTTGTATTTGGTGGTATTCCAGTGATGGATAAACAGTACGATACTGTAGAAGAAGTTTTAAACGAATTGCTTGAAATCGTTATTGATTTTCAAAACCAGCTTTCTATGTGTATTAAGATTGCAATGGAGAATATGGACAAACAAATTGCATCCGATTTATTAAGTTTCAATGTGTATTATAATAACATTGTAGACCAATGTATTCTGTTGGTTGATAAAATCAAACTATATAAAGATAACCCAAGTTTTGACGCTCATTTAAAAGACCATTTCTTTATCTTGGGAGATAAATAAAATGTTGTTTAGGCAAAAACCAAGAGAGAAAGATAAATACATTAAAGTTGATAGCGACAAAACAATGGAGCTTCATAAACAAGGGTTTTTCCCAAAATATTTTTGGGAAGGTTATTATTATTATGAAAAAACTAATGAATTGATAAAATATATTGAAAGGTGGTGAATAAGTAATGGAGAAAATAAAACAATTTTCTGTTGATGATATTTATTTATTCACCGATGATGAAGATGTTGATTTTGCATTAGGTGAAGTTTACTTATTAGCCGAGGGCAATAATAGTCATAAAAACCCTATTTCTCTCGATATTCTTAAACGTGATGCTCATACTATGTTAGGAAAATTTCTGATTGCTAAATATTCCGATTTTCAAAAGGATGTCACTACTCATACACAAGATCAACAAATTGTAGGCTATTTTCCAAAAGATGGAAAAATTCAGTTTAAAGAAAAAGATGGTAAAACATTTGCGGTGTTTGATGTCTTGATTTCTAAATTATATGCTACCCCCGTATATCAGTTATTTAAAGAGCATAATTTTAGAAATGTTAGTGCTGAATTTAGTTGTATTGAACAGGAAGAGCCAGATGAAAATGGAGATAATCCGATTGAAAAAATTATGTTTCATGGCTGTACAATTCTTGGATTAAATTATAAACCGAGTTGTGAGGGTGCAGAGATGAATATTAAAAGATTTTCCGCTGAAAGTGCCGATGATTATTATTCTAAACATAATAATAGTTTGAAATTATTTAGCGAGAGGAGAAAAAAGGAATTGGCTGATAAAAAAACTTATAAAATCAATGAAAAAGAATTGAAAGATACTCCTTGGGGAGAAATTGATAAAACTGATATTAGAGATAAAGTTATGAACGCCGAAAACAGAGATGAATTAGTTAAAGTTGTCTATGGTGTTGTCGAAGATGGCTGGCAAGAAGCTCCATCCGAACACTTGAAATATCCCTTAATGCAGTTAGTCGGTGACACCTTTTATTATAACAGAAATGCTTTAAGTTCCGCTTTAACTTATGCTAAACAGAACGATGAGCAAGAAGTTATTGATAAAGTTGAAAAATTATATAAAGATTTTGATTTAGCAGATGAGGGTGGTGAAAAAATGGCAGAAAAGAAATTTGATGAATTAGAGAGCAGAGAGGTTTATGCTGTCGTAATTCGCAAAGTCCAAGAACATTTGGGCAAAGATTATTTTGTCAATAGTATTCAAGACGATAAAGTTGTCGTTACTAACGAAGAAACCAAAGAAAGATTTGATATTCCTGCTGAAATTCACGCAGAAGCAGATGACAAAGAGTTTAAAGTCGAGATTGATTTTGACAAAATGGAGAAATCCGAAGTGCAGAAAATGGGTTTAAATTCTGAGGCAATTATGGCTATGGTTAATGCTGAAACTGTCGAAGCAAGAGAAGAAGCTAAGAAAATGGTTGACGAAACCGATGAGCAGACTAATATCATTATGGAAAAAGTCTGTGCCATGGCTTGCGAGTTAGAAGAGTTGAGAACCTTTAAAACTCAAAAACTCAATGAGGAAAAGAATTTTGCCGTAGATAAAATTATGGCAAACGTTAAAGATGATTTGAGTGTTGAAAAATATGAAGAGTTAATGGAGGAAGGCAAAAACTGTGAATTTGAGAAAATCGCAGAATTTGAATCTAAAGTTAAATCTTTCGCTTATGATGAAAGCAAAAAGAAAACTAAGAAAAAAGAAGATATTATCAGAATGGGTTTTGTTGGAAGTGTAACAAATGAAACAAAACCAACAAGCAAAGAGGATGTATTTAAAAAATTCTTAAAATAATATAAGGAGGACTTATAACATGGCAAATGGTGTAATTGTTGAAAGCAGAATTTCTGCTACTGATGTAGATGCTTTAAATAGATTTTGTGTAAGTGAAAATGATGTTGCGGGTGGTGCTTTAATCGCGTTAGCTGCTCCGACTAAACAGGGAGATGAGGTGTGGACTGCTACCGCTCCTGCTACTGATACTTTAGGTGGTTTGTGGATTGCTTATAATCCGAGTGAACATTATACCGAGGTAAACGGTAAGATGTTTGCTGATTTGAGTGCAGACCCGAGAGATTTTGTTAACATTAAAAAACGTACTTTTAGTGCTTTTAAACCTGTAAAAGGCGACCAGATTGTAATTACCGCCGATTGTATTGATGATACTTCTAAAATTGTTGCAGGTGACTTCTTAGAAGCTAAAGCAGGACAGAGTATCTTTACTCGTGTTGCCAAAGCTGCTGGCGCAACTACTGGCTCTACAGCTTTTCAGGTTGAATGGATTGGCGTTTTACCGTTCCCAAAAGTAGGTATTGGCATGGAATATGTTCCTGCGTACAAGATTGTTTGCGTACAGGAATAATTTAAGGAGGAATAGACATAATGCTTGAGACTGTTGCTGTTAAAAAATTTGCAGAAAACTCTCCTGAGTTATATACTGCAATGAATGTATATTGTGAAAACTTTTTAGCTGAAAGAGGTGTAAAAGGTAAGAAATTTGCAGAAACTTCTGTTTCTGATATGAATGAAGCAATCAATAAAATGTTTGCCGAAGAGATTGTCAAAGGTACTGGCATGACTGTAGATGGCGTTATGGGTAGTTATAAAAAATATGCAAACCATACCGTAGTAAGAGAATTTGCTAATTCGATTCGTGATATTTTGCTTGATATGGTTCTGCCCGAAGTATTAACCACTGGTTCTTTACGTTATATTGCAGACTTTCGTTTTGCTGACCTTGGTGATAGTATGTCTTTCGAGTTGGAAAATAACTCTCTGTTTACTGTTACTAAAGCTGGCTACAGATTAAAACACGCCGATTTGCAGAAACTTTACAAAACTACCGTTACTTTAGTTCCTGAAAATCATCAGTTGACTGTCGGTACTGATTTGTATGAAATTTTGACTGGTCGTGAGTTTATTGCTGAACAGGTTATGAAAGCCGCAAGAAGTATTGAGTTAGCTTTGTTAACTGACGCTTTCTCTGCTTTTGAAACTACTATGGGTAATTTGACTGGCAATTTGGCTGTTACTAACTATACCGAAAAGGGTTTAATCAAACTTTGCGAGACTGTAGCTGCTTACAATTATGGCGTGAAACCTGTTATTATGGGTACTCCTGTAGCATTGAAATCTGTATTGCCCACCAATAACAATTATAGATATTTGTTAGATGATAATTATGTTAAATTGGGTGCATTGCAGAGTTTTAATGGATATTCGGTTATTCCGATTGAGCAAATTCCCGATGCTTATAACTATGCAAATCCGTATTCTTTAAAATTGGATGACACCAAAATTTACGTTGTTTCTCCTGCTGCACAAAAATTGGTACAGATTGGCTTAGGTGGCGAAACCATGAGTAATACCGATAATATGTATGAAAATGCAAACCTCTTGCAGATGTCCACTTTACGTAAAGCTTGGGATGTTCAAGTTATTACTAATGCTGTTGCTGGTGTAGTTATCAACTTGCAGTAATTTATATATAAAAATAAGCTATAATGCGCTGTCATTATAGCTTATTTTTCACGATTTAATTTCAAGGATAAAAGGAGTTTTAAAATGGCAGTTCAAAAAAAAGATAATACTGAGGTTATTGAAGAAGTTAAAACCAAGACGAGAGCAAAAAAAGTTGAAGAAAAGCCTAACTACGATGAAATTATTGCTCAATTAATAAGTAAGATTGAAAGTTTAGAGTCTGAATTAAAAGATAAGCCTGTAAAATCTGAGCCTATTTATACTGGTAAGAAAATCAAATGCATCAATTTAATGCATAATATGGTTAATGTTGCAACAGAAGAAGATGGTTTAGGTAAAGTTTATAGTTTCAAAGCCTATGGTGACTCTCAAATGATTAAATTTGACGATTTGGCAAACATTGTCAATAATTATCCTAACACTATGGAGAGTGGTTTAATTTATATTGCAGATAAACAAGCCGTAGAAGAATTAGGGTTAGCAGAGGATTACGCGAAATTATATGATAAAAAGACATTAGATAAAATTATTAGACTTCGCGATAGTTCTGATGTTGATATGTTGCTTGGAATTTCCAATAAAGAGCTTTTAGAATCTACTATTCGAGCCATTGCTGAACGTATTAACCAAAATGAATCTTATGATTATAATAGTTTAAACAGAATTAAGGTTGAGTCTGGTTATGATATTGTAAAAATTGCTGAAGATTTATCTAAATTAATTAAGAAATAAAGGAGGAGATTTCGTGGGAACTCCTTTTTCGGCAATTATAGATGAAGCTATGGTAATCATTAATGATTATAAATTAGCTAAAATCTACAAAGAGGATGAAAATTTGTTTACAGAAATTCTCCAATCCTATATGTTGCGAGAATTGCCAAAATTTACTGAATGTTTAAAACCTTTAACATATGATTTAGAATCTCAAACTTTCGATAGTGATTTTGATATTAATGAAATTGCTATTATTGCCGACTGGACGCTGATTGCGTGGTATGAAGCACAAGTTAATGATGTTTTGGAATTTAAGGAAACTCTTCAAAATAGAGAGTTTAAAAAATATTCTACAGGGCAAAATTTAAAAGAAAGATATGCAAATTTAAAAATGTTGCGTGGCAGAGTTAAACAAGACGGAACAAATTATCAATTTAAAAATCTTGATTTAATTTCCAAAGGCTTTAAGGGGTGATAGGTAATGCAATCATTATATGCTCCTAAAGTTTGGAAATTGTTGCCTATTTTAGAAAATAGTCAAAATGAGTACAATGCCTATTTGTTTAATTTAATTGTTGAATTATCTGGGGAAGATAAATTGTCAGAAAAAGAAAGTTATGTTTTGAAAAAATTGAAAGGTCTCAAAGAAGTCTCTAAGATGGCAACCTTAAAGGAAAAAAGGGCAATTATTTTAGAATGTTCTTCTTTATTATACAAAGATGAGATTTAGTAAATACAAAAGCTTGTTGCATATGTATAGTGATACCCCAAAAGACGAATACACTTCATTTATACAGGCTATGTTAAATGATAGGTGGGATAATTCAACACAAAATAGCGAATTAATATATAAACAAGAAGATATAGGCAGTGAAATATATAATCCTGTTGATATTAGTGTTGATATGGCTATCGACATGGGAACAGGATTAAAGAAATCAGACGATTTTAAACTATTCGGAAGTAAAAATCTTTCAGATAAAAATGTTTTAGGTTTAATGTTTATATGGAAGGACAATACATGGATTACTATTAATCTTAGAGATTATGCCAATCCATATAATCAAATCGAAGTTCGGCGTTGCAATAATGTTTTAAAATGGATTGATAAAACAAATGGCAAGATTAATTCTTTTCCATGTTGTATTGAATATGACTTATCAAGTCCACAACAATTAAAAGATAAAGATGTTATTACTGCTAATGGACATATTGTAATAATTGTACAAGGAAATGAAACTACTCTAAATTTTGAGAAAAATCAAAGATTTATCTTTAATGGGCAACCTTTTAAATTAACGGCTATTAACAATATTCTGCAAAATGATAATGTAACAGAAGATACAACGCTACTATATTACGATTTTTATTTAGATATGATTGAGCCATCAGATGATATTAAAAATAATATTGCCAACAGATTCGAATATAATTATTCAATCAATATTAATTCCAATATTTCTGAATTATTAAAGGGTTCTACAGGTCAATTAGCGGCAGATGTCAAATTGAATGGTAAAAATGTTGACAGAAATATCGTTTGGAGTGTAGAACAAGGCGAAGCTATAATTTTTAACGATGGCACTTATCAAATTAAAGATAATGCTACTGGCGAAATTGTATTTAAAGTTCATCTTGAGGGTAACGAAGATATTTTTGATGTAATTAAAATTGACATTGTAGATGAAATTCAAGACAGTTATACAATAGTTATTAATCCTGAATTTACAGAATTAAGACAGTATGAAACAAAAGAATTTAATGTTTCTGCTTACAACAATAATGTTAAGTCAGATGATGAAATTAATATTATTTATTCTGAAAGTAATTTTTACTCTTTAAATAGAGAAGGAAATAATTTTACTATTAAAGGGTTATTACCCAGTGATGAGCCAATTAAATTATCTTTTAGTTATAATGACATTAGAAAAGATATGTTAATTACTATTAAGTCGTTCTTTTAAGGAGAATTAATATGTCACAAAGTAATTATAATACATTTTCAACAATGCCATATATTCCATATAAGATAGTTATGGCTCTCGTTGAAAATAACAATCTCTTTAAACTCTTATATTATCCAACGAAAGATGCGCTATCTCAGCCAAATTTAACTTTAGAACAAAAGGTTAATATGATTTGGAATGGGCAAGATAGAACAGATGATTATACGATTTTTTTAACTAATATTCAGCCTAATTTAGAAACAATTAGCAGACCTGTATTAAAAATATATCGTTACGATACTCTTCCAAAAACATATACAACCGCTGTTATTAGTTATGAGTTTGATATTCTATTCGGTACAAAAATACCCATGGTAGATTACAACGGTGTTCCTTGCAATAGAGGCGATTTAATTGAAATGGAATTAATGAAATCGTTGAACGGACAAGATGTTGCAGGGGTAGGATATTTACAATATAATCATCAATTATCAACATTAGATAGGTCGCGAGTTGGAATAGGGAATAATTCTACTTTTACAGGGTATTATTTCATTATGAGTACAATTTACACAGATGTAGGTCGTGTAGATGGGTGCAATAGCTAAAGATATATCCATAAATGTAGGGTTAGGGATTCCAGTAGAATATAAGGGATTAAAGGTATTTCCGATTAAAGTTAGAGACTTTTTAAAATTTTCAGATTCTTATGGGATTTTAGATATAGATAAATCTTCCATTGGGAATGTCGAAGTTATTAAAATGTCCTATTTGGAATATTTAATATATTTAATTTTAGGTAACAATGAGATTAAACAGAAATTTATAAATATAATAGATTTGTGTTTTGGTATTGCATATGATGAAGAATTTAAGAACAAAACAGATATTCCTCAAGATGAATTACTTATTGAAAATATTGACGAAAATAATTTTAATCTATATATTAATGGTCGTAATATTTGTTTGATGATAAAGAAAAACAAAGCAAGAATTATTTTAAATAATAAAGAATTGTCTGCTTCAGATTTTGATAATTTAAGAAAGATTATTCTGTATCAAAATATCGAGGGTTACGATGATAGACCTATGAGTAATGATTTTAAAAGAATTGTTACAGATTATTTTGCGTTAAAAAATAAGGGAATTAAAAATCCGACTTTGGAATATAAAGTAGGTGTTGTTCTTAGTTCGAGTGGATATACTCATGAAAAAATTATGGATATGCCCTATAGGTTATTTGAAATAACCTTTAATACTATTGTTAGTAAATATGATTATATCGTTAATATGATAGCAGTTACGCAAGGTGCTAAAATAGATATTGACCATTGGGTATATAAAAAAGATAAAGATATTTATGATGATATATTTAGCGATGCGAATGAATATGCAAAACAAATCACAAGTGTTTGATAAGGAGGAAATTAAAGTTGGATAAATATGTATTGGCTGGCGTAGGCACAATTCGAGCTTTTACTCAATCTTCTACTTTGCCAGAATTAATTTTTACTTCCAAAACTTTACAAGAAAACAGTATTTCTATCGAAGTGTCCAGCGAAGATGTTCGTGGAGGTTTATCTAATCCGCTTTTGAGTCGTTATTTTCATGATTCTTTAATGTCGGCAACTATCACTGACGCTTTATTCAATTTGCAATATTTAGCATTAAATGTTGGTGGTAATATTACCATTGGTGGCAGCTCTTTAGTTACCGAGAGCGTAACTACTACCGTTGCAAATCAGATTACCATTACTGGTACACCTGTGGCTTTTGGCACTGCTGGCACTGTTGGATTTTACACTATTGAAGGACAGGAAGATTATAAATCTGTTTCTTTCGTAGGTAAAACTGCAAATGTATCTAATTTACCGATTGGTTCTAAAGTTTGTGTAACTTACAATACCAACGATGATGCTATGCAGACCTTCACTGTTCCATCGGCTATTATTCCGAGTGAAGTTCATTTGGAAATGACTTATCCGTTATTTGCTGGCGGTATTACTAATCAGACTTTAAGTACCAGCTCGCAGGTTGGTGAATTAATTGTTGATATTCCGAGATTCCAGTTGTCTGGTTCTACTACTTTAAGCATGACTGCTTCTGGTGTGTCGAACAGTTCTTTAAGCGGTCAAGCCTTAGCTTCTTATACTACCGCAAACTGCTCTGATATGGGTATGTATGGTACTGTTAAGATGAAAATTTATGGCAAGAACTGGTCTGAAGATTTGGAGTCTATGGCTGTTGATGGCGCAGAAATTTCTATGAACACTGACGAGAAATTGACTTTGAAAGTTGTTGGTATTTTCTCTGGTGGTATTACTGGTGTATTGAACAACAGCAACTTAACCTTTACCAGTGGTGCACAGGCTACTGCTACTGTGAGCAATGTTGGTGAAGTCGAGGCTAAACAGGCTGGCACTACCATTATTGAAATTACCGCTACCGATAAGCCTGATATTAAAGCTTATGCGGAAGTTACCGTAAAATAAAATAAAGAGGGGTTTAAACGCCCCTTTTTTTCAATTTTTGCTTTTAGGGAGCGGTATTATGGACATATTTTGTGAATATTGTATTGTTGCACCTTATAATCAAGATTGCCAATGTACAAAAACTGGCGATTATTGCCCATATGTTTACAGGTGCGAAAAAGAAAAAAGAAATCGTCCGATGTCGCAAATGGCAAATTGCAAATTTAAACAAGAACCTATTAAATTAGGTAAAGGTGAATACAAAGTGCGATTTGAACATAAGGGTAAGCTTTATGTTGAGGTTGACAATCAAGTTATTGTGTTCAAAAATCCATTTGATTATATACCTCAAATTGTAAAATTAAGGAAAGTAAATGGAGAATATCGGATAAAAGGAGATTAAAAATGAAAGATTTAAAAGTTAAAGATACAAATATTTTTCATAGCGAAAGATTTGATATTGATATTCAGAGATATTTACCAATCGAGAAAGTTAAATTAATCGTCCAAGAATTATTAGAAGTCGATGATGTAACTGATAGAAAAATTATGCTTGACTGGTATTTATTGTTATTCGCTACAAATGTCGGCGTTGATGAAAATATTAGTATCGAAAAATATAATTATTTCATGCAAATTCTTTTAATTGACGAAGTAGAATATGAATGTAGTAGTTATGGATTGATTTGCGACCTTTTAAGTGAAGCTGAAAGTGTTGAAAATACTATTAAAAAATTGGCGAGAAGTTTAGAAGAATCTACTAATAAAATGGTAAAAAAAATGCCAAGTAAACAAAAGGTAGAAAAAATTATGGGTGAGATGTCGAAAAATGGTACAGAAAATAAGCTCAAGAGCTGATAATCAACTCAATGTAATATTGACCGACATACTAAATAATACAACCCAAGAATTATACGATCAATTAATTACTATTATTCAAACTAAAATATACGATTCAGAACCTTTGTGGTATACAAGAACATATCAATTCAGTGATAGTTTTGTTATGGAGAACGCAAAGTTCGTGGGAAATTATGTTGAATCGAACATTTATCAGGACTTATCGGTAATGGTTTGGAATGCAGAACTATTTCAGCATGGTAATATTTACGAACCATTAAAAGAGCATGAGTTAGCCGACATTTTAAATAATGGTACAAATAATTCCGCTTTTGGATTTTCACCTGTTGTTGCGACAAAATTTTGGGATGAATTTGAAAAATATGTTAATTTGAATTTGGACAAAATATTTCAAAGAGAAGCAAGGAAATACGGCTTAGATTTACAAGTTGGAATTTCTCACTCTTTTAATTAGGAATAAAAGGAATATAAAAGATGAGATATATTAGTTTAGATGCTTCAACTACGGCTATTGGTTGGAGTGTTTTTGATGAAGATAATTTAGTTAATTACGGAAAATTAACCCCAGATGATGAAAAAGCTCCATGGAGAAATAGAATAATCAATTTAATTCCAAAAATGAATAAATTATTATTAGAATATAAACCAGAGATAGCATATATTGAAGATGTGCCTTTAATTGATAAGAAAAGCAAATTGACTTTAGTTCAATTAGGTGCGGTTCAAGGTACGTTATTAGGGGTTTTATATTCATTTAATATTGAAACTCGTTTTATTTATGTTTCAACATGGAGAAAGAATATTGGTTTACACGATGGAACACAAAAAGGAATGGAAAGAGAAAATCTCAAACCTAATTCCATCAAGTTAGCAAATAAATTATTCAATCTTGATTTAAAATGTGTTTATAGCAAAGCTGGAAAATATCAAGAAAAGAAATCAGATGACGATATTTCTGATAGTATCTTGATTTTTGCTTCAACAAGAGAAAAATATCATAAATAAAATGGAGGTGCATAATAATTGGCAGATTATGGTTTAAATCTAAAAGCCAGTGTTGATACTTCCTCGATTTTAAGACAACTACAAGCTATTGAGCAAAAAGGCTTAAAAGTCCATGTAAGCCAAGACTCCTTTAGAGATTTGGCTATTAAAATTGAAGCGGCGAATAAAAGTTTGCGGTCGATGAATATAACCTTAGATAAAATTAAGGCTTCAAATTTAGAAATCTCTAATAAGATAAAAACAACTGGTGAAGAAGCCACAGAGCAGGTTAAAAGGGTTAATAGTGAATTAAATAAAACTCCAAAACTGTTTCGTAAAACTTCTCAAGGATTGACGGATATTTTTGAAAAAATGTCAAAGTTCTACGCTGTCAGTCAGGCAATCGGAGTTATAACAACTTCTTTTGATGAGGCATGGAATGCAGTTGTTGATTTAGATACTGCTGTTACTGAATTTCAAAAGGTATCAGATTTATCTGGAGATAGTTTAGATAAATATAAAGCCAAGTTAGCAGATATAGGTAAAGAAACCGCTCGAACTGGCAAAGAAATGTTAGAAGCGGCAACTATATTTAAGAGAAGTGGATTTTCCGAAGATGACGCGGCTACACTTGCTCAAATGGCAACTCTTTACCAAAATATAGCAGACGGAGAAGTTTCTGCGGCAGATGCATCGAGTTTTATTATAGCTTCTATGAAAGCCTTCAATATAGAAGCAAGTAACAGTATAGAAATCTTAGACAGCATTAACTCAATTTCAAATAACTTTGCTGTTAGTTCTT